AGATCAAGCCAAGGAGGATGAAGACAAGAGAAGAAAATCGGAAAAAGATCTACAAGAGGCAGATTCAGCAGACGTTAAAGTTGGTAAAGGTGGAAAAGTGTATGTCGATGGAGAGGAAGTGAAGGAGTTTGCAAGAGGTGGAGCAGTCTATGCCAGTCGCGGCATGTTTATTCCTCGCGGTACAGATACAGTACCGGCTATGCTCACGCCCGGCGAGTTTGTTGTAAATCGAGCTTCTGTACAAAGAGGTAATAACCTACAAGTACTACAAGCCATGAATGGAAACAGCGCAGCAGCCGCTCCTGCTCAGGGGATGTCTAAGGGCGGTCCTGTCTACATGGATGGCGGAGGTACAGTACCATCTACTCCAGATATGACTGCTATGTTCAAAACGTTTGAGTCTTCTGCGAGAATGTTTAATGACGCTGTAACCAAACTAGCTGGATTTAAATTAAACATCCAGTTAGATCCAACAAACGTGAATGTAAATCTTAACGGTGGAACATTCTTAAATCAAATGAAAAAAGAACTTAAAGACGAACTACTTGTGATAGTTAGCGAAAGAATTAGAGGGTCAAGCTTTGACTTTACTGGTGACATAAACATGGACCCGTACACTCAAAACTTATCTTAAATGCCATCAAGGACAAACAATGAAATCTTGTGAAACAATTTCGGTTACAATGGAGGGCGTAGGATCTTTTAATTCTACGGCCAGTGTTGATTTAGGCGCATCTCAAGAATTAATTGGTAAAGGAAGTATAACTTCTCCAGACATAGAGAAAATATGTACTTCTAAAAAATTAATAACAACTGCTATCGGGTCTGGTCCTCTTTACGACATAACTATTGATGAAGATATTGAAGATCATCACAGAAGTTATTTTGACGATAATACTATACCAGTAGAAGCTGTAATAGAGTATGACAGAACATTAGAAAAACCAGAAATATTAAAAGCTCTTTTGGGCGGAGAGCAGTTTTGGTTATCACCCAGTCTGTACGATCCTAATTATGAAATACAACAGGATTATCTAGAATATCTCTTCACGCGAGGAGAAAATCAAAACGTCACCAGAATTCTTAAATCTAAATTAAGCGGCGATGGCTCTAGGCTCGCCGTCCTTGTTGACAAAGATTTAGACTCCGATAGTAAATATTACATACGATTATTTATCTTTCAAAGGTCGGGAGATCGTTGGACTCGCATTGAGAATATAAAAGTCCGCGAAGACACATTACACATAAATGAATACTACGGTCAAAGAAACACGCTTCCTTCTATAGATATAGACTATGATGGAGATACAGTAGTTTTATGCGACCCTCAAGAATTGGAGGGTATTGGGCAACTTAAAATTTACAGACTCGACACTACAACTAATAAATATTTGTCTATAGACGGAGATTTAATTATAGGTAGTTATAGTATTTTCAATTCCAGAGTCAGGGTTGGTCCAGATGTTTCTATTAGTGACGACGGAGAAATAGTTGCTGTTTCTGAAAGGGAGCCTACCTCATCTATATACTTCGGGGGTAATGTTTTAGTATACAAAAGAAACTCTAGTACGGAAATTTGGGAGCAGCTTGGAGTAAAACTTTCTCAACAGACTGGAAGATACGCTAGAATAAATACTTTTGGAGAAAAGATATGTCTTTCTAGTGACGGGTTGAGGCTCATTGTTCTTGTTTTAGATACCGATAATTATTATTATAGTACTTCAGAATCCGTAAAAACTAAGATCAATGTTTACGACTATCAGGATTCTTCTTGGGTCAAAACAAAGGTTCTTGACTCATTTAAAATTGATCCCGGAGAGGGAGCGATAGATACAACAGACAATTACAATTTTGATGAAGATGGATACAGACAGGAGTCTTGGACTCCTGCTTTTGATATTTCTATAAGTAGTGACGGAAGTACAGTCGCTTTTGGTGCTACAGACCCATACCAAGACGTAGCTTATTCAGAGGCTCGTTCTGGAAAAGTTGAAATCTGGAAAGAAGGTTCTGGTGACTGGGAAAGTTTAATCATAGAACCTGATTATATTAGAGAAAGAAATGATTTTGAACGATTTGACCCAGTTTCACTAGGGCGTATTATACAACTATCAAACGACGGAAACAAAGTATTGATAGCCCAGAGTCAGGCTGCTTGTATATATGAATATAGCTTAGATGGTCCTTCTATTGTAAGCGGGAGCGCAAATATTATAATTGGCGATAATGATATTGCCTCTAGCTTTTTCTCGGAAGATAATTTTGATTCTTTTATAATTGGTTCTACTACTGAAAATCGTGGTAAATTTGGTTTTGATAAAACTACCTATAACGTAAACGAGGGCGCAGGCTCTGTAGAGCTAACGATTGTTCGCACAGAAGGGTTTAAGGGAAAAGTTTCTGTTTCCTATCAAACTGTTTCAGACACCGCTATTGCCAATGAGGATTTTATACCCAAGAATTCTGTTATTACATTTGCAGAAGGAGAAACGCAAAAGAAAATAAATATTAAAATAATAGACGACTCCGATATAGAGGGTGAACATCAATTTAGTGTCAAAATAACCGACGTGTCGGTGTTGCAAGAGCCAACTTATTTTGTTGTTGGTCAGACAACTCTGGAGGGATGGGTTAAAGTTTCTCAGATAGACACCTTTTATTGTCCTGCTATAACATTTAATGATAATGTCGCAAGAACATTTTCTTCAAATTTTCTGATTACCGACGTGTCTATGAGTCAAGATGGGTCGTATGTAAATATTTTGAAGAATAATTGGTTTTGGGACGAGTACCATAATTATGGAGATGACTCTTTCAGTAATGTTATTTACAAGGTTGATTACACAAGGCCGCTTAATAAACTTGATTATGACACACTGGGTTCAAATTATATAAATTGGAATCAAGCGCACATATCCTGTAAAAATATACTTCAAAACGGGACAACTCCTATACATCCAGACTCTGTTCAGGATTATAGATCTATAGACTGCCTCCATGACGCAGGGGTACGCACAGCAGGGCAATCCGACCATTCCATAGGTCGAGTTTTAGCTGCGGACCACCAGTCTATTGAAGAAAATATGACTTTTTCTTTCTTTATTAATGGAGAATTTGAAGGAACTCTATTAAGATTAGTTGAAGATCAGAAAAGTGTAAACGATATCTTGATAAAGTTAAAAAATAATAGTTCGCAGGAATCTTCTAATACTGTAGAAGTACAGGTTTATGACTCACAATTTTTATCCAACGACCCTCACAAAAGCCACATATTACGAGGACTAACTCAAGCTCAAAATTCAACAACCGAGATAAAAAGTCCAAGTTACGATTCTTCTTGGAATCACTATGTTATAACTATTGACTCTACGTCTATCTCTCCTAGCATTAAGGTTTATGAAAACGGAGAGTTTATATCTTCCACCCCGCTTAAAGTAAAGTTAACACCTTGTTTTGGTGCTTATCTTGAATTATATGACGGCCAACGCTGCATAGATGACAATGCAGGTTGTGATTCTGTTGATAATAAGTACCTTGCTTTTGACGACATAAGAATATTTAACAGAGAAATATCCAGAGATGAAGTAAAACTACTTGCTAGTCACAGAAAAAGAGTCACGTTAAACGAAATATATTATTATGACTATTTAGGTGATAGCAATGGAACATTTTCTTTAGAGTATAATAGATCTACTTATACAGATACTCCGATAAATAAATTTTGCGTGAATAATGTTATTGACGAGTGCGGAACTATAGACTGTGTTATTGACGCTAGAATTAGTTTCTGCTACAATTCTAATCTTCCAAATATAGTTCCTGTTTTTGGGTTATATGCAAGCGGAATAAGCGGCCTAGGGTTTATTGAAGGTAATTCTCCTCCACGTCTCCAAATAGAACAGTATCATTCAAAAGAACTAGAAGGTGTAGGAAGAATATTCACAGAGGGTGCTGTAGGTCAATATAGTCTGACACAAAAAATATCAGGCATCTCTGATTTATCTACGGGGTTTGCTGACAAGTATAACGGTGACTTCTTTGATTTATCTTGTGTTCAGAAGCTTTATCCTTCCAGTGATATTTCTAGCATAGGTTTTGTAAGCTCTGAGGGCGAAAATACGCTGTTCCCTCGAATAGACGAAGGTGTATACGAAGGTGACTGGAAGATAGATAGCACTAGAATTTCTGACGACTCTCAATCTTACATACAGCTAATTGCACCTGATACAGAGGGTAGTTTTTCCTATAAGTGTGGAATGACTAATACTCTAGTAGACCCAGAAGATTCAGTTATTAAATTTAGACTGTCTGGTCCAACCTCTACGTTTGACTGCGGTGTTCCTCCTAAATATACAATAAGCAATATTAAACTAGAAGACCCGCAAGGAACACTAATAGTACAATATGAAGATATAATTTTTATTGGCGACTCTGACTTTACAAATGATATAAACTACACAACTGTTGTTCGTCAGGAAAAAATAAATAATGTCAAAGGTTTTTATAGATGGGGCGATAATTATCCTACTCTAGATAGTGGTAACGCCCCTAATGGGTTTTCATTATCGTTTGATATTGACGCTGAAGATCCCGGCGCAGAGTTTACTCTGGGGTATAATCAAGCATTCAAAGAAAGCACGACTAGAAGCTCTCTTGGTCAATTGAACCCCGCCCTAAGAATATCTGCAATAGAAATTTGCAGTAGCGGCAGACTGTCTAATTATCAAGAAGAATACATAAACTTAATGACACCAGTTGTTGATACTGGTAGAAGAATTGAGAAGTGTTTTCATCCTACATTCTTCCCTAAATTTGATTTTGACACTGGTGTTTGGCCGTCAGTTAGTAGTGTTTGGTATGCTAACGGAGACGCATCTCTCTCCAACCAAAGTTCACAAGGGTCTATACAGCTACTAGAAAACATTAGAGATTCAGAAGATACCACGTTTGCTACTTTACATTCTATGGGTTCCATAGAAAATTCTGGTAAATTAACGCTAAGGTTCGGCTATTCACCAACCTCTCAACAGCAAGTTGAAGCTGGGTCTTTTTCTGACGCTTTCGGTGAGGGTAGGAACAAAAGAGATAATATTTGGTTTAGTCCTCTTGGCGCTTTCTCTGGCTTGACTACTACAGATCAAGACATTGATCATAATTATTTTGAGTTTGATTCTATAACACTTAAAGTTAGAGCTAAAAAATCGAGCGGCAGTAGAGATTACGTATTAGACGTTGTTGGATATAGTGATGACTGTCTAATTAACGTCACCCCTGCTGTTGGCGGATTTTTACAAAATACTTCCGGCGTGATTTTACCAGACCATTCAGATGATAGTCTAGTGTTCTATGGTAATACCGGAAGTATACCTACAACATCAGGATTTAAAGACGTAGACGATCTAGGTTTATCCACTGAGCCATTTTCTAACAAAGATGAATACTTTGAATCTAGCACAACAAACAACGATGGTGGAGATCACTATCTTTTAACAACTTATCCTACAGTTACGTCTACTGATTTTGAATGGTACGAGATTCCACTGAAAGTTTACGATGATAACGTTGATCTAGGAGCTTCAAGAAAATACAACCTAAGCTCTTTACTTGAAAGATTATATTTAGACATCTATCCACTCCCAACTGGCGCTGCTATATCTAACATTCATCTGTGCGTTAGATATGCTCCTCAGAATGCATTCAATTTAATGTCTCAAGGTGGAGAGAGAATACGTAGCATACAAGACGGAAGAACAGAAGGGTCTTACTATCCTACGTCAAGACAGTCTAACGACCAAATGCTTAACGCAGGTTCTGGACTCTCTCCTTTGTCTTATATATCTGGAATACCTCAAGCCTTTACTACTCCTGATAGTATTAAATCAAATTACTCCAGAAGATGGAGAGGCATGGAGGGTACTGTTCAAGGTCCGTATGACGTGGATCAATTTGGGTTTGGTTTCTCTAACCCTCTGTTAGATTATCCCTTCTTGTCTGGTTTCTATCTCTTTGAAGATAACTCAACCTCAATTAAACCCGTCGTTGGCGGCCTAGAGGGAACTCTTACCACTTCGTACAATAACTTCCACTTTACAAATATAGGTTGGAGATTTTCTAATAGCGGGATATTTGAAGATCAAAAACCGGGATACTCTTCTGCTCACACCACTACGGATTGGACCTCACTATCTAATGGTAGTAATAATCTTCAGGGACATGAGTTGTACGGCCAAATAGCAGATGCTTTCAAACATGCTGTTAGAATTTCTGGCGATAACTCCTTTATTAACTTTGGGAATACCCACTACGGAACAGAAGGAGACCAAGGACTTTCTGTCTATATGAGATTTACGCCTGATATTAATGTGTCTGGAACTAATTACGACTGTTTTGAAAGCGGCGTACTTGTTTCTAAGTGGGATGCCGGTCAGGACATGGAGTTTACTCTCGCTTATTCTGGTGGGTATTTAGCAGCAAGAGCTAAAGATTCGCAAACAGGTAACATCAAAGAAGTTTACGATACTGTACCTTATTCTGGATATCAGTTTCCACTAAGTGTTATCATGACTTACAATGATGACGAAAGCCAAAAATTAAAATTATATACCGACAACGAATTTGAATCTGACTGGAATGTTCTTCGTGGTTCATCAGATTCGTTTTATATTGACACTAACAGTAGTGATTTGAGAGTTGGGTACTGCCCGTCTTCTGGTGTTGGTTTTAATATGTTCTTGTTTGAGTTTGGTCTTTCATCTGGAAATATTGTCGAGTCAAATCCTGACGCTACACATAAAGAAGTTACTGCTCAAAAATTCTTTGAAAACAATAGAGTTTACTGGTCTGACGAAAAAGAGGGAGTCGCTAACGACACTTCTAAACTTTGGGATTATGTAAATGAAAATACATATAGCGATTGGCATATAGGCGCGTTTAAGCATTGTTACTTTAATTTTGAGTTTGATAATCTTGGAAGTAGAACTGGTAAGCGAACTAACAGGGATTTAATTAATTTTAATATAAATCATCATGGCTCAGGGTATTCTCAGTATGCAACCCTAGAAATGCCTACAAGTATAGACTCTGGAGTTTCTTATCATACTCAAATAGAAAACGATTTTCTTAGGTTTCACCTAAGTGATACTCCTGATAATTTTTACTCAGCTTATCCTAGAGTTAGTAAAAACTTACCTCATGGATACAACTTTGCAGAAAAAGCCTTAGTTGTAGAAACAATACTTGATCATAAATCTGATAGTCATAATATTGTATGGGAAGACGGTAGCGTCGGACCTAAACTTATAGTAAGTCTCTATACAAAGAATCAAGAACCAGAGCATCCTTTGGTTGAGCCATTCACAGAGCCTAACTGGGGCCTTGTGAATAGAGCTATACATTATCTACCACCTTCTAGCTGCTTGATGAGATTTGACAGTACGTTCAACTATGATGATTATTGTGATGATTCTGAACAGTGGGCGCTATTCCCGCATGAGCCAAGATTAACAGAGTTGACAGAGAAGTATTTCTCTAAAGATGTTGACGATATGTTTTTGCAATATGATTTGGTGTATCCATCTGGCCCAGCTTTTGATTCTCGTATTGATATGCACACATGTCATGTGAGAGCAGAAGACGCTTTTGTAAATGCGACTGCTAATTCTGGAAGCTTTAATTTATATGCTAGTGGCGATCCTAGCCCTGTAGTCAATAGTTTAGATCTACATCTATTTAGTACTTCTGGTATGGAAGATTCCGGTTGGGGTCCAGCAAGTGGTCTTAACTTGGTAACACTTGGGCCAGTGAACGTTAGCGACTCTGGTTTTATACTGTATGCTAGTGGCGAAACAATTTCTACAGGCGCTTTATCTGCGTTTATTGACGGTCACATTTTAATTAAAGAATCTGGCTTTAACTTAATCGCTTCTGGTGACGGTAGAACTTGGACTTCTTACCCTCCTGCGGGTGATGGTGTTGTCGGAGGGATGATTGTTGGCGAAGAATTTGTTGTTGGCGCTGCTCCAACGATTCCTCCCTTGCCGATGTTCGTGTATGGAAAAGGAGTTGAAAGCGGCATATTACCATTAGTTGTTAATAACAATGAATCAGCATCTTCTCCAGATGGCCCTGTTCTTCCGCTGTCACTATTTCCTTCAAACCCCGGCTCTGGTGGTATACGTGACTTCATGCCAGTATATATGTTGCAAAACTTTGCGAATGAGCCGGGACCAAGATCTGGAACTTTGGATCTAAGTATTATTGGCGCTGCCGCACTTTCTTCTAGATACAGAAACGCATCTACAAACCTGTCTTTACGCGCACCAGATCAGCTACCTCTTCTAGAAAAAATGAATATCACTTTATATGGTGATAATTTATCAGAAGTTGTTTCTACTGGTAGTTTAAATTTGTTTAGTTCAAATTACACTGGATTTAATACACCGTTTTATCTTTGGTATAATAATAACTACGGAACTGGAATAACACTTCAAGACAATCAGATTGCTAGCGTTGATGTAGGCGATGAAATTCGCGGCGTTGACCTGTTTGGTTACGGGTCATGCACTGGTGACAGTCCTAGAAAAGCAGTAGACTCTGCGTTAATTACAGACGATACTATCTGGAGACCAGAAACATGCAATGAAGGCGGTATATTCAGAGCTACTCAGACTTATACAAATTTGAGTGCTGGATATAGCGGAAATTATTACGGTATAAGAAAACTACAAGGTCTTATTCCAGACGCTCCATATATTACAACCCTTAAAATAACAACGGGGTCTACAGAGGCTATTAAAGTACCTAGAGATTGGGAAGAATGGGAGTATGGAACCTGTGGGCCAGATACGATTGGCGGTTGTTGTCCAGATGACCCTTGCTCCAGAAATATAAACTTTAGTGGAATCAAGTTGATTGGCGACTACCCCTATCTAAGCGGTCAGCCTGCCCTTTATGATTCTAGCTCTAGGCTGGCTGGAGACAATTATGGACGATCCGTAGCAGTCAAGAAAGACCTAATGGTAGTGGGCGCTCCAAAGCATAAAATATATGACGAAAGAGGTGATCTATTAAATGACGCTGGTGCTGTATTCTTGTATAGAAGAGACGAAGATCTTGCAGGACTAAAAGCAGATTGGGCGTTAGAGGAGAAGATAATACTTCCTTCTGGGTATAGACAAGACTACATCAGTGAAACATATCAAAACCTTCTATGCTATCCTAACAACTTAGCTAAAGAGTTCTGTATTTCTGGTCAACAGTGGAATATAGGTCAACAGGGTAGAGAGTTTGGTCACTCGTTAGACTTGGCAAGCAGTGGAGACAGAGAAACACTTGTAGTTGGTGCGCCGGGAGCTTATTGGAACAGGACATTTGAAGACATTGTTGTTTCAGGTGTGCCTGTATTTATGCTTGTGTTTACCGATAAATTTTCATACAACAAAGAGAAAATTGCCGCTATAGGTAACACTGCTTTAAAATATGATATACTGTACAAATATTTTTCTGCACCTTGGGTTCTTGATGGGTCTCAGTTCCAACCTGAGCTAGATATAAATGTTCTACTATGTCAAATTTACGATAACGATCAAAAAGACAGCTTACCAAAAGTTAGATCAGATAAACCTTGGTTCCATCACTTATACATAAATAATTTACTTGATGACAATGAAGATCCTGCGGTATTAAAAAACACCGCTTTGAGTGGAATACAGAAGAAGTTCTTTGAAATGTTCCCTTACGGAGACGCTCTTTATAGCGGTGTTCCTCCTATTGTCGGAGTGTTTGGTGACGATACTCCATCAACATTCAATAAAGCTGCATTCCAGCCAGCGCTAGATGAATTTTTGTCTTTCTATCAAGAGTACGCATATGAAAGTGGTATTAAAGACTTAACGAATGACACCTCTCAGTCCGGGTATGTTAAGCAGATTTATTCTGATAGTTTTGCTTGGGACAAAGCTTCTGTCAAAATACTTAGTGATACTTTGGCTACCGGAAATTTACTCACGCAAAAACAATCTAGATTCCCAGACTACAACTTTACTGGCAATCCAGTTATGAATTATGTAACCAGTGGAGTAGGTCAAGAGTGGGCTAGAAGTAATTCTTATGAGTTTCAAATTCCGCCAGAATCTGGTGGTCGTGCTTACATCTTTGAAAAAGAGAATGGTAGATTTAACCTTGTGCAAGAGATTGTTTCTCCTCAAGAAGATTTACAGCTTTTTAGCAGTGATGATTTCGCAGGGGCGATGGACCAGACAGGACTTCCATACGGAACAAAACCAAACGACAGGTTCGGCCATTCTGTTTCAATAAGTAACAATTCTGAAGTTGTTACTATTGGATCTCCTTACTCAACAGAAGCTTGCTTAATCTATGAGCGAGACGAAAAAGAAAACACAAGAATGTATAAGAAGATTAGAGAGTGGTTAGTCTCTAAGTCTTTGGACGAAGAAGTTACAAAGTATGATAATCTCCTAGTTGTGTCTGGAGAGTTACAGGTACAGAAAGCGACATATAACGAGCTTAATCAAACTAATAAGTTTGCACTAAGAACAGACAAGAGTTTTTGGGGTAAAACTCCTATTAATTTATATAAGAAAATATTCAAGTACGACTACACAGATATTGCGTATACAGGAACTTGGGGTTTCATTCCTCAAGAATTTGCTGGAACTTCTAGACTTGGTTACAGTACCGCTATTAGTGAAGACGGCGGCGTAGCAGCTTTTGGTGCGCCAACAGACTCCTTTAATGAATTTGATGATTATAACGTGTATCACAGGTCAGAGGATACTTGGGCTTCTTATATGCAAGCTGGAGCGGTTAGGGTATTTGAATCTAGAAGGTATCACCCACACAGTGGTGCTGTTGAGTTCACAAGGTTTGGAAATCTTGACAGAAGCGTTCATGGTTCTGGAGACATGGCTCAGTTCTACGACCAGATGGGTCTTTATCTCAAGCCTAAGAATATTTCGTTTGAAAGACTTCCGTTTTCCGAGATAGAAATACCCGAAAGCGCAGGTCTCGCATTTATCATTACTCCTGAATTAGATGCTGCTAGTGACGAAATTATAGATAATATTAAATCTTGGCTTGCTCTAGGTGACAGAACTTTAGTTCTGGCTGGTAACGACCCAATCTGGGAAGAGAATGGACTATACTTCGATTCTAATAAAATAGTAAATAAGATTCTTAAAAAGCTTGGATCAAGAATGAGACTTGTTCCTGCTAGAAATGAATATGAATCATTAGTAGGTGGTGTTTCTGAGTTAGATTATAATAATGATAAATACAATGTAACCAAAGCATTTATTCCTGAGTACATACATGATACACATCTAACAAATAATAATATGTTTGCTAGTGGTGTTGCAGATATTAGAATAGATATTTCCGATTTGGAGTTACAAGATTTACTACTACATTCTCCTTGTGATACAATTAACACAAAGTGTGAGCATACTATTCAGCATCTAGGAGATTTGAGAACACAGTGGAACTCTGAGTGTATTGTTGCCGGTACTCCTCCCGGTAAAATAGAATACAAGACAAACTGGCCTTTCCATTTTAATAATCCAAATCCAGCAAGAGGTTGCAGTTTCTGGCCTCAAAATCCAAAACCTTATGTAGATCGACCGGGAGAGGCAATTAGACCTGTCCTCACGGCTGCTGAACACATAACACCACCACCAGTTATTATACCTGCTTCCAGCGGCGAAGATAAAAAATGCACTACCAGTCTTTCTGGGATTATAACGACTACTTATGAAACAAGTACTAAACTCTATGAATTTGCCGACACGCAACTTGACGAGTTGGCGTTTTCCATAAGTCAACCCTCTGGATCGTTTCTGTCTGGAATATTTGAAGATTTTACTAGAGGTGAGTTCTTTGACCCAGAGCCTTTTGAGACTAGAAACTCATTCATGCAAGCCGCAGGTACTTCTTACGAAGTAGATGTTCCTCCTAGTGATTTTGTTGTTTCGCCAGAGAGTGTTTGGGCCACGGAAGAGTCTTACTACAACAACTCCGTTAACACTAACTCTAAAGTAATACTGTTTGCTTCTATGCAGGCTGAAACAGATTTTGCTGTAGGTAAGTCAAATAACGCAGGAGAAGATCCTAATAATAAAGATCAAAATATATACTTCTACAACAACCTTGTTTCTCAGGATTGCAATAGCGCTGGAAACATTATTCAGCTTGGTGGCTGGACGGGAAGAGACTCTTTCAGTTCTGCATTTGCTAATTCGGCAGTAGCCAAGGTCTTAAAACAGGGACAGCATGAAGTTTCTTCTGGAGTGATATTTACTGAAACTGATTCAATTTCTGTTATACATAATGTCGTCTGGATTGCAGATCCTATCGCCAAACCTTCTGATTCAGATATAAATAGAATCAAGAACTGGTTAGATACAGGAGATAAAAAACTCGTAATAACATATTCTAACAGTCAAGAAAAAGCAAACCACGTAGAGTATATTTGTGATAAGTTGGGATTGAACACTAAGCCTTACTACTCTAAGGCGAACGGCGCGTATTTTGTTCAGGATACAGATCTGATAGCTCAAGGTAACACTCAAGCTATACCTTATGATAATACGGGAGGTTTTGAACCAGCCCAATTGATTGATGAGACCGCATCTGTGTTTATAGGATGTCCTGACGGATATGCTTTCAACGCAATTACAGCAGAGACAAAAGTTGAAAAACTTGCAATTATTCCAGAAAACGCCAACCCTATTGATTACTCTTCGGAGATAGACTTTACTACGGGTTACACTGAGTATGCGTTTATTCCGCTCAAGGTTGGCGACAATACTAAGAAGTTGGTTCGCTATCAAGCGCCATTAATCGAGAAAAGATACAATAATCCTTATGTTTACTGGAAGATAGACGCTAATGCTAGCTCTGACTTTAAAGTAGTTCCAAACTCTGGATATAAAATGTTTATAGATTATATATCAGAAAGCCCCGACGAGAAGTACGATATAACCCTAGATATTGACGGCGTTTCTTTCTCTCCTTATCCAGATGACAGAGAAGAGTCTGGAGATGGAAACGTAGATGATAGCAGTAGAAAACTACAAAGAACAGAGACTTATAAAAAACAAACGAAGATATTTGACTTTAGGGTTAAGAAAGAGATTAGCGAGATATCGTTAAGACTTGACACTAAAGAATGGAGACAGATTAAGAGCGAAGACTTTGATGGAAATAGACCTTTGACACCAAGAGTTATTTCTGTTTCAGGTTGCCCTCTTCCGATCAATGTCGAAACAATAACATCAACAAGAACAAAAGAAAGAAAGATTTATATCACTAAATGCTCTGGTGTACCTTGGTATAACCCAGAGCAGGCTATTACTTTTGATCCAGAGTTTAGACCTATTAAAACTCTTAATGATAAATATTGCTCGTCCTCTCCTGCTTGCGATGGATATGGAAATCAATTTATTGAAGATGGCCCTGTCATCGCGGCAGATGAGCTAGAACATTTTACTACGTTTAATGTGGGTAGGAATAGATCTAGAATCGTTCTTCTTTCCGACTCTACTATAATACAAGGGCAATCCCCTTACTTCATGAATGATGCTATAGAAGAAAACCAAAAGTTTATTCGTAGCCTGTATCCGACAAGTCCAGAAAAATACGGAAACATGGAGTATAGTGAGGATACAAACTTTGTTGACGGAGTCAGGAAATTCTCATTTACTCAAAAAGTCTTGTCTCCACAAAGAGGAAGTGCTGCTAAATATTACGCTGCTAGTGGCTTGGATAATTTAGTAGAAAGATACACAATAGGAGGTGTTGCCGGGTCTCTGCAAAACTATACAGATTCTGAGAACAACAAAAATCCCGGAGATGTCTTTAGAGAGTTTTCACCAGAAACACCCGAAAGAGTAGAACAAGAACTAGAAAGGTTTGGCGAAGATATTATCCCTATCTACGGAGTCTATCCAAGATATAGCGGGATTATAGACGGCAAGCTTTACATAGATGCTGGAATAGAGGGTGGCATTCCAGATTTCATGGTAGATAAAGATAAAGATTATATTGATTTTGATATGCTCGCTTCTGGATATGCTGGCGATCTGTTTGGCATATCTATTGATATTCATGAAGACAAGTTAATTGTTGGCGCGCCATTTAATGGATTCTTAAATGAAGATATTGAATCATGGTCTGGTATATATAATTTACATGAATCTGGCGCTATAGGGTCTGGCCTCAAATTGAGTGGTAACGGTGGTGCTGGCGCTGCATTTTACTACGAAAGAACTGGACGTGGAAAAAATGCTGTTTCAGAATTTCTACCTTGGGAATTCCAACAAAAAATTAGACCTAGTAGTATCAATGTTGGCATAGAAAATTCAACACTAGGAAAACTTAAAGAAGAAAAAGCCCACAAGCCAATTAACATTACTAGTGATTTTGTTATGAAGAATGCAATCATGACAGATAGATTTGGATATTCGGTTTCAATAGATTCTGACTTTGCTGCCATAGGCGCGCCTGCACACGATTTTGAGACAATCCATGATCACATATATAGTGGTAACGCTGCGTTTATAAGAAAAGAATTTGGTGGACAATTTGATATTCCTCAACATTCATTCTTTGACCTCGGAAGCTCTGGTGTAAGGATAGACGATTTCAGTAGAACTAGTGGAGATATGGTGTTGAATAATGGCGCAGTCTTTACTTATCGTCACAAAATTACAAGTTGGACAGCAAGATCTAAGAAGTGGGTTTATGCGCAAAAAATGAATCCAGAAGGATACAAAGATAGAAATAATGTAGATCCTACTGGTTGTGAAAATGATTTCTTTGGTTTTTCTGTTGGTATAGATAGAGCTAGACGTGGAGATAGTGATTATGTTCTGGTTGCGGGTTCTCCTAATCACAACTTCTCAACCAGCGGAGATCATCCAACGCAAACACTTGAAGACGCTGGAGCTTCATACACCTTTGACGCCATGCTCAGAGAACAAATTGCCTCCGTACCTAATTCTGGGAGCTATATTGACGCTCAGGTATTTGGACACAAGCCGGAAAGCCAAGCGGACAGGTTGAGAAATATTGTATACCAAAACACTACAGGTCAGCAAGAAGGCTATGAAGTAAGCGGAATAATAATTGCAAATGAAAATGGAGATGTGTTCATAGAAGTTTCAGGCCAAGACCCCGCAGAGAAGGGGTTCGTTGCTCATCGTCCATATGTAGAATATGTTAGAGGTGAGTTAATTTCTGGAACAGGTGTCAATCAAGAGTTTAATTTGATAGCGTCTGGAAGCCCAGTTTCTGTTAGTGGACAAATAATAAACTTATCTATTCCCGGTCCATCGTCTGATATAGTGTATAATAATGTGAATCTATATAGTTTCGGATCTTACGTAGGAAGCGGAGACATGCCTTTGTACATGCAGGTTTATAGCGGTATTTATAATAATTCTTTGAATTTGAATTTAACTAGTACTCAAACCATAGCGAATCTAAATTTAAGGATGAGGGGTAAATAATGCCGATCAGAATAAGATACAATAACGATCCTAATCAACCCTGTACGCTAAGACCTACGCCTTTTATGTCTATAGGCACGTCTATTTTAAAAAACGGAGCGGGAGAAGCGTTCGGTAGCGTGTATACAATTACTTTAAACGGAACATTGTTAGCGGACCAAGGCACTCCCTACGCAACAAAACCTGTAGCGGTTGGACAATCCCACGAAAGGTTTGACTTTCATACTTACCCAGCAGACTACCCGGTCGTGGAAAACAGCAAGGTTGGTCCTTATCTTGGGTTTGACGCTGTATTAGGGGCAGATAAATACCCTCCTAAGCAACAAATCTCTGCAAACGCTTCTTCTCATTCTTTATTTGTGAAACAGAAAGCTTTAAGAGCGCTTTTCGCTAGAGATGGACAAAGGTTTGAATTGTCAGACTGGGATGACGACGAAGAGTCTATTATTTGTTATCCTAGAGTTATAGATATTAGCTTTGAGGAAGGGATATACGTAGATAAGTGTTCTTACACAATAACTTTAGAAGCAGACACTCTTTTAAACAGTAAGTTGCATGTAGACGCAGAAGGTGCGCTTATACTCGGAGATGGAATAGCTAGAAGCGGACTTCTAGAGCAAGACCTACTGAGAGATGGAGTCAAGCAGCATCACCCAGATCTACACCCCACCTTAGCTAGTCTTAGTGGCGCATTTATAAATGATTTTTCTGAAGACTGGTCTTTAGAGGTGGACGAGTCTCTTTCAGAGCAGCCTAATATAAATAAATCATATAGAATCACTCATAGTATTAATGCTACTGGCAAGACGCACTATGGCCCTAAAGATAACACAGAGAATGAAATAGTAAAAAGAGAAGCGTGGGAGCAAGCGAGATTGTTTGTTCAAGATAAACTTTGTAGTAACATAAAAGATGTGTATCCAAATAGCGCTGGTATTATTGGTAAAGGTATAATAAATTTACACAGCTCTTACCAAGGCTATAACCACACAAGAACAGAGCAAATAAATCAAAGTGCTGGAAGTTATTCTGTTACAGAGACATTTTTATTAGCTAGCGGAAATGCTTACGAAACGTACAACATGAGCATCTCTAGTGACACAAGTAATCCGTTTGTATCTGTTTCTGTTGACGGTAATGTAAAAGGTTTAACACCTATAGACCCTAGTGGCGCTGCGTTTGGAGGAGTACATTTAGAAAACGCTACATCTGGAGCTTACGATGTAGCTATAAGTAAGTATATGTCGATATCAAATAGTGGACAGTTTGGACTTGGTTGCGATTTATATAAAAGAGCAAACGCTTCCGTTGCTGTTCAGCTTAATTCTCAACCAAACTCTATCTCTTTAGGTATGAATGAAAACACGGGAGAGATAACCTATAATCTTTCTTTTGACAACAGACCTACAAACATTATATCTGGAGTGCTATCGGAAAACATAACCGTGAATGATACTTACCCCGGAGACATATTCGCGGTCATCCCTGTTCTTGGTCGTCCAACCGGGCCTGTTCTTCAGTACATTGGCGGTAGAACTGAATATAGAAGAGAAGTACAACTTAGTCTACAAATGGATTACACTAAAATACCTTACGGTTCCACTAGAAAGTCTTTACTCCTAAAGAAACCTAGCGTTGTAGAACCAACCGCTAGTCAAATTGGCAGTTTAATAAAAGAATTAAGTCCAGAAGGAGAACAAGGCGTTAGAAAGTATTTTTTATCTGCGCCGCAGGAGACTTGGAGTCCAAAAGAAGGTTCTTACAACATTAGTTTGTCTTGGGTTTATGAGTTGGATAAATGAGCCATAGTGGAATAACACCTTTAACAGAGCAGCAAAAATTAGTTTCCGGCAAGCAGTTAGTTGCTTCTGGTGAAGCTAATTTTGTTGATTTTAGGCAGCATACATCTTCTGATTGGGATTCTACAATCCCTACCGGAAATGTTTATGTTATATCAACTCCTCAAGTTAGACATAAAGAGTTTGATGTAAACAAACCTGAAAAATATATTATTGCCTCTGGAATTAATTTTCCTTTTCCTAATCCTTATAATATTTCTTATCCAGCGAATGTTACAGGAGAAATGTTTTCTTTGGCTTGGTGGGAAGTTAGTGGTGTATTTAAAACCTACCCCGCATCAACACTTTTACTTATAGACCAAGAAAGACAAAGTGGCATTCTTCATTGGGAGGGTTTTAAACAAGTAGAAGATTTTTCAAACTCTCCTAACGTTGCACCTCTTGTTCCAGAAGTAAAGTTTAATAATTATATTCATTACTTTCCAGAATATCCTAACCATATGCATAATCCTCCTTCTAAATTGGAGGCTCCAGACTACTCAGACCCTAGCACTACGCTTGCAAAACTAAGAAGTAAACAAAGTAGAAAATATATAGAAATAGAATATCTGTCAGATGTTACCAAAAGAACTAAGCCTTCAAGTAATAATAATCAAAACTACGAATATGATGACGACGGACTATTTCCTTCTGTGAAATCAGAAGTGCCTTTCGTAGAAGGTAGGTGTGAATACACAGACGGAACTTGTAGAAATAACATTTCGGAAGAAGCTTGTACGGCTTACCCCGGAGCTATTTGGACTTCAGGAGAATCTTGCCCAGAGGAATAAGATGTCAGAAAAACATAAACCAGACTATTCAGTAGTGCCTCCTACGGGAGCTTTTGATCAAGACCAAGCAGCCGGATCAGGTTCTGAGTGGCCTAGTAAATTTGTATTACCTCAAGGTCCGTCAGGAACTTTTTCTAACGGAGGGTGGACTGAAGGAAACGAGGGGTTTGTTCAACAAACATTCTTAGGCGCTAGTATAAGAAATTTTAATATAGCTGGCGGATTTGGAGATAGTAGCTCTAACCTGTCTGTAGAATTAATAGAAGATGAATATAATAAATCGGACTCTACATTTTTAGGTTTAGGAGACGACGTTTATCATTCTGGAAATGGAGACAAGTTTGTTGCTCCTCCGGTTGGATCTCCTGTATTTTTTAAGTTTGGTAAAAACTGGGCGACCGTAGAGCAGGCTTACAGAAGAATAATTGATGAAACATACGGAATATCTTCTATTGACTTAGAAAAGTGGAACTTTGAAGACGAATTAATCCAGACTAGTGGAGCTTTTTCTAGGACTCCTTATGAAGCTTCTGGAGAATGGCCCAACGAAAGGGAAAAATACTATCTTAGAAACCAAGAAAAAACAAAGCTTTTTTCAGACATAGAAGATCCAAGAGACGACTTGAGGACTTGGGTAGATAAAAGCTTTCTGTATACCCACGACGACAAGGACAGAGGCTACCAACACTTTACGTTTGGTGGTATATTGCAAAGCACAAGTGAAACGAGGGGGGCAAACGGAAACCCTTCTCATAGCGCGAAAGTGACAGACCCTAGAGAAATATTGTCAAATTGCGCTATTATTTTAAATGATTACGCAGGAACTACCTTTAATAATAAAAATCTTTTTAACGTATATGGATTTTTAGAATACGACCCAAGCGATGAATTACAAAAAAGATTAGACGAGAAAGCTCAGTATAAATGGACTATAAAAAAACAGGTAAGTAGTACAGGCCAAGTAAAACATGTTGGGTTTGACGCAAAACTTGGTACATCAGCATTAAATCCATCTGATACAAATTGGGATCTATACAAATTTCCTCAAACGGTTCAGAGTGCTGGTTCTGCTGGTAAAATTTTCACAGCCGAAGCTATAGACACAGACGTAGGGGCAGCTAGCGAGCTATATCCTAAATTTTTCCCAATAACTGGAGAGGGTTTTTCCAGAAGGTCAGAACAAGGTATTCCTTGGTATAGGGTTAGTCATGCTTTAGCAGCCCTTTTTGAACAATACGGAAAGCTTCCTGAAGAGTACTTAGAAGCTGGTTTTGGTGGAACCATAGATTTTAGGGGTTTCAATTATATCGTAGATTTTGGTGGAATACCCACTGAGAAAATTCCCAATATCTATATGATGAACTATAATCAAACAGATTTATTATCAATAGCTCAAGAGCTTTGTGATATAATTAGCCATGATTTATTTGTCAGTTTATTCCCTGTTATAGATCCTTTAACGAGCTTAAAAGAAGACACAGACGAAAAAGCTGCGATTATGAATTCTGCTTTTGCAAAAAATAATTATTGGACAAAGAAAGCTTCTGGGTATGATCCTAGTAGCGACAAGTATAAACAATACATGTCTAATATTATTCATGGTATAATTCGAGTCGATGCTATTGATAGATCAAAACAACCTACCTACGGTTCTATACAGTCGTATATAAATAGGCTTGAGAATCAAGGGATATATGTCGAGAATAGAAATCTTGGATTTGAGCTTGCTAATATAACTACTGATAAATTTGTGGCTGGCGCGCAAGAAGTCGAGATGCATTATTTTTCCACCTACAAAGATAGAGACAGCTTAGAAGCTAGAAAACAAGCTGCGGGAATACCAAACAAATTACAATATATTAACGAAAAACAATGGAGCCTAGAAGCTTCCTTGAAGCAACAAGTGCTTCCTTTTTATGGTTTTTTAGGTAAGGGCGCTTTATCTATACCTAGAGGGTTTGGTTCTTATCAGCAAATAATGTTAGACACCAGCGCTTTAGATGCCCACGGTGTTGGTAATTATTATGTAGCCACAGAAATAGAGCTTAGGGCAGCTTTGGTATCTTACGATAACTGGGCGGATCTTTTAGCTAGACAATATAACGAAACTTATATTCAAGAAGTAGGAAACTTGAAGGGATTTTACAATGAGCTATTCAGAACTAAATCCGAAGATATAGAGGGTCTTGGAAACATACCAGAGGGAGACCCTTTTAATATTAGGGATTTAGAAAATAGAGAATTTGGCGTCTCTGTTCCCAGATGTGTCTTTAACTCAGAAAAGAATTTCATGGGTCCAGACGGATATCCTGCTAGTCCATGCTCGCCTCCTTATGGATATCCACTTTATTATAAACGCGCAGAAAAACTAGGGATAAATAGAGCTAGCCTTGCTAATCTCTCTAGTAAAATAGATGAAGTAATCACACAGGTAAACAAGATAGAGGATTTCGCTAACTCTGACGAAGACACAAACTCTTTAAAGATAGAAAAAAGATCATTAGAACAGATACTCACCACTAGTTATAATCTAATTGTTGCTACTTCTTCGCAAGCTGCATTCGACGGCAGTTCCAGATATTATACTAATGAAGCTTTTAACGAAGCAAATACCTGTGTTTTCTCGCAAATAGAAGCAATTGAAGAGGAAATTGAGAAATTCACAGAGGCTGGGAATCATCCTGCAATACTAAGCCATATCAAAGAGTCAGCAGTCGCGTTAAGCGCAGAGGTCGGAAGGATGTCCAGAAGGGGTTACAAGAATTCTAAAAAGGTTTACGATTTTATAAGAAAAATAGCAGAAGAAAACCTAGGCAAGAAATTTCTTGTTAAAATTCCTCGGTATTGCAACGTAAACTATAGCGAAGATATTAAATTAAAAAAACAAATTGGAATCCAAGGCGTTGATGAAGATGAAAATCCAATATATGGAGACTTTACGGACTCTGTAAGAGAGGTTTATAGGGGGCCATTTGGATTTAAACCTTTACCTGTTAACGCAAGTGGTCAAGATTTGATTGAATCTCAGTCTTATATATTTAAGATGGAGCAAATTAGATCTGATCAATTAAAGGTAAAGAGTTGGAATTACGAAAGATTTTTATATAAAGATAACTACGAGGATAGTATTGACCCTTTGACGGCTGATAAAACATATGGATACGGCGCACTTAAAGGAAATTATAATCCTATTTCTGAAAAATGGGCGTTTAATTATAAACCAGAACCGCAGGGTGGATTTTTTAATTTTGCTCTTTATCCTAGAAACCTTTCTCTTTCTGAGATAGAGTCTAGGTCTATGCCGGATAGTAAACTGTCTCCTGCTACTCGTTATAAGTTTATTCCAAAAGATCTAACTAATTTTGTGTCAGAAAACGGAAGAATACATTGCTATGTCAGGTACGATAATAGTCAGTATTTAGATTTTAGAGGAATATCTGCTGATTCTATTACACAGGAAGTTGTTGCAGGAAACACTCTTATTCCCGACATGCTCTCTGAGTTAGATAATGTTTCAGTGAACATACCTCTTCCAGAAGGTAGCAAAAGCAGAAGAGAATCAAGCGATGAAAAAAGAAAACCTGCTGTAGCTTTTGTCAAATGTGATGTTGACGAAAAATTGTATATGCCACCGAAAAGCGAAAATACCCCCGCAATGGTTTACGGGAGAGATATAAAATACATTCCAAATTATTCTGCGCCAGAGGTTATAGAAGGAGAAGATGAGGATGGCTGCCGAACTTTTACTTGCGTCCAAGCTTATTCTCAGCCCATATTTGCTCCGAACGACAGGACGGTTAAGATAACAGCATCTGATGTCGGATACGAAAGAATATTACCACCTCAAACTATAGCATATAATGATACAGAGTTCATTGTTCGTCCTACATTTGGAAATCCTAATAGAATACTTGTAGGTGGAGGTCTAGATAGAACCGTTATAACACACGAAGAATACGCAAGGAGGTATGACAAAGAGCAAGATGCTTTTATTATAGACACAGAAAAAGAGAATTTAGACAGCGATCATGTATATGCTCTTATAACCGTTCCGGGTAGAGTCACGACTACTATTAATCAAAGATATATGGATTCTGATTTCTTTAGCTTGGAAACAGTCAGTATTAAGAATGCTTTGACTCAAGATGTTGTTAGGGGTCCAAAAGGATTTGAAAAGCCAGCGGAAATTGTTAACGAAAAAGTTCCCATAGATTGTTCACAGTTTACCTTTGAAGAATTAGAATCCGCAGCGAACACTCAAAGAGAGGCTATGAAATCCTCTGCAAATTCGAGGATGGATCGGCAGTATGCTACAACGCAACCTTCACCAATTTATCCAAACATTGTTGCTTTACCTCTCATGTCAACGGAAAGGTGCTATGGACCTTGGAGGTCTGCTGCAAATATAGCTGGTGGTAAAGATAGATATACAGACATTGGAGGTAAAATAGAATTTGTTAAAGATGAAAATCTAGCGCCTTGGAATTACGCTGGATATCAATTAATGGACGAGGGTGGAAAACTTCAAGCGGAATTTTCTAATAGTTTGATGTTGTTTTCCGAAAGAGGTGGATTTGTTTTTCCTTCTACTCCATCTGGGATATCAATAGGAAAATCACTACAGGAAGGTGGACCGCTAGTAACATCTCTGTCAATCAATGTTTCTGAGGCGGGTGTAAAAAGTACTATTAAAATGGATCTTTATACTTCTAGGTTTGGTAAGCTTCAAAAACAAAAAGAAGAGGCTATAGCACAAATCGTTAGAGAAAGACAAAAAATTATTGATACTAATAATGAAATGATCAGGAAGGGTATGATCAAAAGCGCTTCTAGTTCAAATATGAGTGCAGCGATTGCTAGTCAGGTGAATCAATTTTTCGCCACTACTGATGATTTCACTGGCATAGAAAGAAATAAAGAAGCTTCCCAGAATCTTACTTACGAAGTTAGAAAAAGCTCAAGGGTCGTTAAAAATCTTGAAACTGGTGAATCTTTCACTAAAGAGGAGCAGGCACAAATGGTGGCAGACTTTGATGCATATGGAAAAGAACTTGGGGATTATTGGAGTCCCATTGACTGGGAGCTTATGTTCACCCCCCAGCCCGGTCATAATACTTCAATATATGACACGGAGACTATTCTTCCTGATGGTCTCGCGGGAAGTCGATCAAAATTCGCCACGACATCAAACCGTAACTTGGGTCAGATGGTATTTGGACCGAGACCTATGCCTACGGAGGAATCGCCAGACACGCAAGCTATCATAGAGAGGACGTATGGAGAAGGGTTCAAGCTCAATGAGAGATTTAATAGCACTCTAGAAGGCTTTTAATGCAGATAATCTTACGGAATAAGAATAACTAAGGACAAGAGAGAAAAAAATGAAACCAAATTTATATTCTAATCAAGAAAAAAGCAAAAGCGAAAGCTTTCACTCTATAACTACAGATAATCTCAGATTTCAAGATTTGGGACTAGGAGTATTTACAACCGGAACGCTCTACGACTGGATTTGCACTTTACCGCAGGGGCCAAAAAGAGTAGATTTTGAATATATTGGTGCAGTTTACGACAGGATAAGAGGTGAGCCTGATACTCCAAGCGAAGAAGATTATTACAAACAGCAGGTAGGACAATATAAAAACCTTAGATTCTGGTTGAATAAATTTTCAGGAACTGTTTCTTCTACTAGCAACTCATTATACTCTCAACTTCCGCTACAGAATATTTTCGAGCCAATCGCAGCATCCATCGACGAATCCTGTTCGCGTTACGAATTTCCGTACACCGTATCTTTTTACGCTTGGAGAAACAGCGGAAGAAATGGAGAATATATTCTTGTGAAGGGAGGGGGAGACACAGAGCAAGACGTGATGAACTGGGAGTTTTCTGAAGGTAGTGAAAACTACAGATGGAGTGATCTTAGGATAGAAGATCTTGTTGGCAGAACATATAATAGAAACTCTAAATATCTTTATAATATAGAAAAGTTTCCTCTTGGTTCCAGAGGTGATTCTCTCCTAATAAGAAATATTATAGAGATGAATAATTATGTCAACACCCTGAGAAGTGTAAACTATAATGATTGGACGAGTACAGATAGGGCTAGATATAGATTTATACAAGACATCAAGTCTAGCAAATATGGATGTCTTGAATGGAAAGCCAATATTACTTTTCTTTTGGATATACCTAACGTTTTAGTTGAAGAAGGTATAAGTCTTGACGGATGTAATGATTGCGCAAAAGAAGTTACTACTACATTTAAACTGCGTCTGTTCGGTATAGATACTAAAAAAAGAACGGGAAGATCTGTTGCTTCTACAGACACGACGATAATTCAAACAAAAACCACTCCTGTTGGCACACCTTATATCTATAGAGACGAAACTGGTGCTGATCCACCAAGTATAAATCCAAGCCCTAGAAACGGAACCGCTGGCGAGCTTTCTAATCACTACGTACCGCTTGAAGGTAAATTCGAGTCTGGAACTACTCAGGTTTTTGCCATAATGACGGAAGACCTCCCCGGCGCAGAGCAGCCTACAGTGCAAGAGACGCTAGAGGAAGATTCTCCCTTTTTGACAAATAAAAGTACTGGATTCGGTGTACAGACTGGGAAGGCGGTTGTCGTAAGTATGCAAAATGCAAACCCTAAACAATGGATGCCAGACTTTGCAAGCCCTAGAAAATGTAGAAACAAAGATAACACAAAGGTTGTTTTAACTGTTCATAATCCTACAAGTAGATCGTTTACTAAGGGTGAGAATGTAATATTACAAAAATTAGACGGTGTCTGGGTTCCACTTAGCGTTGGAGAGGGTTCTGCCTCCATAGCTCCCGCCGACCCCAACTGGGATTTTATGTACTTAATGACTAATAGTATGTTTTTCTTTAGAAATCATGATTGGGTAAGAAAGCAAGCAAAACGCGGTAATACAAAACTAACAGATTGGGATGATATTGGCGGAGAAGATCAAACCATATCCAAACCAAATAATTACGAACAGTCTTTTTATTATAACTACTATCGAAGACAAGAAGAACAAGAGAGACAACAAGTCTCATTCACTAATCCTTCCATAATTGATATCACAGACAATCAACAGAGATATCCAACGTCTGTTTTTCATTATGCTGGTGTTATTAATGGGTATATGCAGGTTACCTCTTGGGATTTTATGGGTATTGGAATTGGTGGCACAAGAAGAAATATGTCTGCCAACAGCAATCCTGTACTATCAGAAGCAGCGGCTACCGGCGAGGCATACGCTGGTGACGACGGTATAAATGGTAACGCGCTTTCTACAACCCAGTTTAGCATAGACACAAATGGTAACCCATTTGATAATGGTGGTATTGATGGCAAATTTAATTCCTACCCTTTCTTTGGGTGTGTTTTTCCAGAGGGGTATCAGGCTCAGTCTCAGTACGCCGAATTAATGGCGGACGACACTGATTTCTTTTTAGCGCCCAAAAACTTTCAATCAACCAATGACAAATATGAAGCTAATGGTAAATTCTTCTATGCTTCTAACGGTAAGCCATTTGAAAATTTAAATAATGTTGCAAATGCTATTACTACTACTAAACATCAGGAGGCGGGAATGTTCCCTCAGTCAGAGGTCGGTACTTTAAAACATCTACCTGCTGATATAGGAACGAACTGTGAGCCAAGCGGAACTTACGGAAGACCTATTTCAAATATTGGAATGATTGGATCTTTAAATCATCATATTGGAGATTTAACTTTTAGAAACACAGTAGCTGACTATTTTCAAGACGATAACCAAGGTCAGCCTAAAAGATATTCTTGGATGCATAAAAAAGACAGGACACAGGCTGATGTAAATAAAACACATGAAAATGCACAAGACTTTATTTATGATTATAGTGATAGTGTGTTTGATCTTCAGCCAATGAACTCTTCTAAAATAGAATTTAGACCTTTATCTCAAGAGGTTTATGCTTGTTTTGAATCTATAAACTTCGCCCCAAATACTAATCGAGTTTCTTTTGACGGTCTTTACGATCACCTTGGAGTAGGTACAGATAAAAGAGGTAAATTTTCTGTTAATGGTTATCAATTCGTACAAGCTTGGTTCAATGCCGACATCTCACCTTACGTTCCTGTTATATCTCCATTTGCTCTTTATAGAAATCCTCAAATTGTGCAAGTACCTGTGATCGCAGATCTTACGGACGTTAACGACGGAAGTAGCAATATAACAAAAGATTTGACGCTGTATCATACATATAGAACTACTAATACGCCTGATAATACTAATGGTCTTAAATATAATATAGACTTAGCTGAATCAACTTTGGGTAGTCCCGTTGGACACTTACCGGAAGGTCCAAACCACTCTTCTCAACGTTGGTTTGATGAGAACTGGATGACTCAGGATTTGAGTCCAGCGGGTGCTGTCGGAGTTATAGGCGCTGTTGCTACTTTTGCTACAAGAGATGCTTTACAGTTTGTTACAGAAAATGCCGTTGGCTTGGATGACTATATAGTTGGAATTGGCGCTGGTAGCGATTATTTTCCTTCTTATAGGGGCGGGGACTATGCTACTCTTGACACTACTCAGTTATACGCTAGAGTTTATCAGCAGTGGCCCAGAGATCAAATGATTTATGATCCTAGATTTTTTGTTGTACATCACTTTAATGATGGTATTAAAATTTCAAGAGATACTGTAAATAAGGAATATTACGTAAACGGATCTCCCATAGATCGTGAACCAACAGAAGAAGAACTCTCAGAGGGGTATCCGCTAGGAGCCTACGAAGTCGATAAAAAAGAAGCTGATGTTGACTTCAGGATTCCTACATCTTGGAATAACTCGCTCTTTGAAGTCGGAGGTTATGTTTATTCTGATTCTAAAAATGCCATTTTAAACGAACCCCATGCGGAGGCAGTATCTAAAATTAGAGAAAAATCTCACTGGAGAATACAGCCACAGAGGAGGGGTAAGTTATTGCCCTATACTTATTCTAACGTAACAATTGGTATATCTAAAGAGCCAAAACAAGGAACGTTATTGGAAGGTCAATTTGCCTCTGCTAAACTTCACGACATTGTAATCATAAATCCCGGCTCTAAGTATGGAAAAGGCGATACATTCAAGCTTTCTGGAGCTAGCGGAGGTGGAGTTGTATTAAAAGCAAAGACATTAAATGATGAAGGGGGAGTTAGGACGTTTGAGGTTCTTGAGGTAGGTCTGGTTTTTGATACTAATGATTTTTTAAGTTCTGACCAAGAGATGAGATGGGAGACGGGAGGATCGTCTCCAACAGCACCGACTTCTATAATCGCAAGAGAAGTTGATAAGGGAACCGGACTTGAAGCTTATGTTATAAGGGGTCGAATGACAACAACGAAGATGACTGACACGAAACCCGCAGAAGCACTAGAAACAACGGGTCCAATAAAATTAGGGCCAGATCCGTCTCTAGCTAACTCAGCAGTGCTGCAATTACAGCAAACAGACCCTAAAAATCAAATACTAAAGATAAATCCCAACGCAAGATCTAAGAATAATCAATATGACGTGTTTTTTCACTACCATAATGACATTTCTCACAATAGAGTAAGTGAAACGGGTCCACCAAACGGTGTAGAACAAATGATTAGATTGAATGTGATAACAGACGGCGGAGGGGGTAGCGCTGGCTCATTAACCTCTAACGCTCAGGGTGTTGGCTCAGATATTGACTTCCCTCCCGGTGGTGGTCCAGATCAATTTGCCGGGTCGGACTGGGCTTTTCAGTCTAATGGTTTTGGAGGAGGGTTTTTAAATGGCGCTGGCGATTTCTTTGGCGCTGGTGGTATTGGTGGTGGCGGTTTTTAAATAACACTGGCTTTTGTATGAGTTAAATAAACAAATAATTTTTTTCGTGTATAATATAACAGAATATTTCTTAATAGGAGATTAAATAATGGCAGCTATAACATTTCATGTAAACCAAACTGGTTTTACAGCTACAGATAGAGACGCTACGCTCATTGGTCACGCACAGGGGTCTGGACTTGGCTTCTTTGGTAACAGTTTTGGCCTATCTGTTCCGGTTGGTCAATATCAAGAAAGTACGTTTGTTAGTAATTCAAACGGAACTGCATCTGGAGTTAAAGCCTCTAACACTAAATATATGAGTGCTAGCGGAGTATCTCACAACGGAGAAGGTGAGCTTGATAATGAAAAGATGCCAAATTACTACGCCCCATTGAATATTAGGTTTACTCATGACGAGGCGGTTAGAGTTCAAAATTGTAAACTACGTATTTTTGACAGAGCAGACATTGCAAATCAAGCTAGCGGAGTGACAACCAAAGTTTATGAGGTTCGACATCCAAACCCACTTGCTACAGACACAACAAAGCTAGCCCATAGAGGTATATCTACTCATGACTGGTACGAATTCGATCCAGAAGAAAACATGACAGACATGGCTCTAACCTCATCTCCGGGGATCAGCGGTCTAAATACAACTGCTGGAGACACCGTTAGTGCGGACGATGGAACTTATATAAATCAGACTTCAAAAGAAGGTGCTGCCCACGAATCTCTTCGTCACGATTGGTTTACTGCTCTTAGCGCTTCTCCCGATAGTATTGGTAGTAAAACGCAATATGGATTATATTTTACTTTAGAATATCTATAAAAAAAGAGCCGCCTTTCGACGACTCTCTAACTAGGCCAGTAGTGGTGTGCTACTGGCCTTTTCTATTCATTCTGGCCTGTTTTGGCATTCCATTTTACCCAACCTCGATCTGGCAGCCAATTGCCGTCCCCATCCTTACGTTTAGGGAATAGGGTTCCACCCTTCTTGTTAACTCCAAACGCCAGACGCGCCCCGCAGTCTGCACATCTTAGTTCGTAATAGTCGTTCTCTTCTACGCTTCTTACTACAAATTTGACGTTGTCACTTCCGCACTTAGCACAAGTAGTCTCTTCAAAGACCTCTTGAAACCTAGCGATTTCTGCAAAGATTGACTTCTGGTCATCTCCAGAAAGTTCTACATTGAGGCGACCGTTTCTTGTTTGATATACTACTTTCATACATTTCTCCAATCTTGTTGATAACCAGTAATTGAACTAGGGATTGTCCCTTTGTCTTGTTGATATTCGTTTAGCTTTTCAATAGCGTCACTTGCTTGTTTCTTGTCTATCTTCTTTGAGACAGACAAATTAAATACTTCCTTAAACAATTTTGCTGGATGGATATCCAGTTGTTTAGACTTTCCGTCTACGAACCGCTCTTGGTTCTCTGTCATTCTACCTGCTGATTGATATTCTCCTTGCGTAGTGTGTACCGCATTAGTTTGACTAATACTCTTAGCGATCTCTGCGGTATTCTTTTTAGTGACTTCTTCTGCGGCTACAACACGTATTCTAAGCGCTTTCCTCAGAGCGCGACCTTCTGCTCGCGTTGCTGCTGTAGCAGTGTTATAGACACAAAATGTGTCGTCTGTGTTGCCCTCCCAAGAGTCAGCAACATCAGAGAAAGCAGACCCGTCTTCAAACTCTACCCGCCAAACGACAGTGGACCTGCCTATCTCGTTTCCTCCCTGCGGAGGAAAGACCTGAGTGGGACCACTAAATACGATTCTACCCATCAACAACTCTGCAACTCTCCTGAGTCCATTACAGAGAGGCATCTTTTCAAACATCTCATTCTTCTCAAAGTGTCCTAGCACATAGTCATTCCACTCTGGATCTGTAGGACAAACTGCGCTCTCTACAACATCCTTAGTTCCAGCCTTGGCGTTAGACGGGGTGCTAAGTTCAACATCTTCAAACAAATCGCTCATAATTCAACCTCTATAAATCTTTTAGTCTTTGGTGGAAACTTTTCTTCAATGCTTTTTAATGTACTTACAATATTAGATATTAGGTTCTCCTTCTTTTTCAAACTGGCATTTGCTATTGCCTTGACTCTTATTATAGCGAATCCACGGCTTAAAATTCTACCGCTTTTCTGTAAATCCGCTTTTATTTGTTTCTGTAGCTTCTCCTCTCCCCAGATAGGAAGGAAGTGTGAAGGTCCATCCACTTCTATTATAGTCTTGAGAGAAGGAATGTAAAGGTCTATTTCTAGTTTTTCATTAGGAATTAAATTCTTATTATGAAAATCTACTGTATATCCGTTTGTGCTTAACTTGTCTGCTACAAACTTCTCTAGCTTAGACCCTTCCCTTCCAGCTTTTCTGATGGCATCAGTTGCTAATTTACACATTTTATCTCTTTGTGCAGCATCCATGTTTTTCCATCTTTCTTTAGCTTGGTCTACACGACCCTGCCGTTCTTCCTTTGTCATTGACTCCCAATGATTTTCCATTCCTTCACTAATTTTCAGCTTTTCATCCTCTGTTCTTTTTTTTCCCGCAGTAGGATGTTCACATCTTCCGCTCTGTAAAGCATTCTTCTGCGCCTCGCTCTTATTCTTTAGCTTGTATCCATTCTTAATCAAAGTCCTTCTTACTTTATTTGGATATGTATCCAGAGACTTAGCTATTTCATAAGTGCTTTTACTTTCTTCATTGTACATCTCTATAATTTGTTTGTCAAGATTGCTCATCGAAAACCTCTCTTATTTTTTCTAGGTCCATAGATTCTACCAGTTTTGGCTCTTTACCAGTTATTCTTTTAATGTAGTCATAGTCTTCCTTATTTTTTACAATAAAAGGAAGTGTATTATAGATCTGGATAATTTGCATAATGTTTTTTTCTTGCTGTTTTGTGTACAAGAAAACCGCTTTGAATTTATTAATTACATTATGGATTGAAGACGCTGCATTATAGCTTGTTATAATTAAATTACCTGTAAACTGCCATATGTCGGTAGAATTGAACAGTCCGAATTTAGGGGTTATAGAGTTAAATCCTATATCCTCATAAAATAAGCTTCCATTATCAATATCTTTGCTGTCAATCCATTTATTCAAGCACTCGTATATTTCCTGAGCGCTAGGGTCGGCTGATGAATTTACATAAAATCCTAAGTTCATTATTGTATCTCCCAGTTATTATCGTTCATAAACCAGTCAATGGTTTGTTTTAGTCCTGTTTTTAAATCTGTTTTCGCTTCAAAGTCTAGCAGTTGTTTAGCCTTTGTCGTGTCTAAACAACGTCGGGGTTGACCGTCTGGTTTACTGTCATCATACTTGATAAATCCAGTATAACCCATTTGATCGGATATCTCAGTTACTAACTCCTTGATTGTTATTTCTTTTCCTGTACCTATGTTTATTGGTTGGAGTCCCGGTTCTGTCTCTATCGCTCTGGCAATCGCCTCTACGCAGTCTGGCGCATATAAAAATTCCCTAGAAGCTTTTCCTGATCCCCACGCCGTTACCATTTTCTCCCCATTTTTAATAGCATTATAGAATTTAAGAATCAAAGCAGGAATAACATGACTACTAGTTGTGTTAAAGTGATCGTGTGGTCCGTACATGTTGACCGGAATCAAGTTAGCACCCCTCATGCCATACTGCTCTCCATACGCTTGCAGAAGCCGCACAAGGGTCTTCTTGGCGATCCCGTATGGAGCATTGGTTTCTTCTGGGTATCCATCCCACAAGCTTTCCTCTAAGAAAGGGACAGGAGTGTGTTTAGGGTAGGCGCATACCGTTCCAAGTAGAATGAATTTAGGGGTCTTCTCTATCCTAGCTCTTTCTATAAGGTTTACTCCCATAATAAGATTTTCATACATAAACTTGCCGGGATTTTCTTTGTTAGCACCAATCCCACCCACAGATCCAGCCGCATGTACTATTACATCTGGATTGTGATATTGCATCATCTTTCGGCAGGCATGTTGACACCGAAGATCATAGACGCTAGAACCCATCACGCTTAATGAGTAGTCTTGATTCATAAATTGACCAAGGTTTTCTTGAATGTTTTTCCCAAGAAACCCCGTACCGCCAGTTATTAATATTCTCATGTATAGTTCTCCTTACTCCTATTATAGTTTAGGAAATACATTTTTGTCAAGTAAAATAAATAAATTTACCAATAACATCCACCCTCTACATAATTCTTCATGGGTGGAATTTCATGAGGTAATGGCCTAATCCAGTCGCCTGTGCCATACCAATCATGGTGTTTAAATCCTTCGTCCCATCTTCTTCCTCTTATTCCGTAAAGTATTTGGTTGCCACCCCCAAGATGAACACATGGTTTACCTAGTTTTTTTATGTAATCACAAACAATTAAAGAAAATCCACCACAACCCACGGTGGCGAAATCAAAATCAGTTTTTTCTATCTGCTCAAGCATTTGGTTGAGTTTATCTTCCCAAGGTTTTGGCGGTTTGCCAGTAAGCGCTTCTGAGTAAGGAGACTCAACAGTAATCACTTCGCCTATCTCTGCTCCATCCCATATTTTACTGAATTTTTTTGCTTGAGTTTGAACTGTATCTGGAAAAGGAGAGACGCACAAAACCTTTTTATTTTTTAGATGGTAGTGCCATCCCTCGCGCCCAAAGACAAAAGGTTCTATTCCTTCAAAAGAATGAAATATCTCTCCAGTGTATCCTATATTAGATAGTACAGCTTCGTCTTCTTTACACCACTGTAGCACGCAGTCTAGATTTTTTACTGCTTCTAAGTATTCAAAACACCACTTATTAAATGTCTCTAGTGAATCAACATAGATTCCAGCATTAATAAACAACTGCTGTCCAATTAATGAAGGTTGATTGTTTAAGTGTGTCAGTAAATGTGAAGCTTCTATATTTCCCATTTTACCAAAAGATTTACTAGTTTTATTTTTTAGGCATTCTATAATTAAGTTATTCATTTATAATCCTTAAAAATTGTTGGTAATCTTTTATATAGTCTTTTTCGTCATATTCCATAGAACATAAAACCAATAAAATATCTTTACCTGTTAAATAAGTTTGTTCTCCCCATACCATGTTTTTCATAAGTAAAGACTGTCCGGGCTGCATTATTTCTTTTTTTGTTTCTTTCCCGTCGTCTAATGAAACTAAAATTTTTCCACTTACACAAATTAAAAGCTGCTTATCTTTTAAGTGTGCGTGATTACCTCTAGTTTCTCCTTTTGGAACGTCTGACACAAAGAACATTCTTTGTGCAACTAAATCAATATTTTTATTGATCGCAAAAAGAGTTCCTCCAGAGCTTTGAAATTTATCTAAATCTTTTAACACAGGATATTACCCTTTCTACATCTTCTTGAGTAAGTTGTTCGTGGAATGGCAAGCTTACTGTTTGCCTAGATTCTTTTTCTGAATTTGGTAAAGTTTCTAATATTATCTGTCTATGTGCGTATGCAACTTTTCCATGACAGTGTTCATAATGAATTCCGCATTGAATATCATCTTCTTTCATTCTATATAAAAATCTAGTGTTAGATTTAACACGTATTCTATATAGATGCCTACTTGTATTATTATAGCCAAACGCATCATTATATGCAAGTTTTATTTCATCTAATTTGTTATTTTTTTTATCTAAATTTTTAAGATTTTCATTTGCTACATACGCTTGCACTGATGTCCAGTGCATTTTGTAACCTGCGAGCCATTGCTTTCTTTTCCAGCTATTTTTATCAAAAGTTGTACCGTTCATGGTCATCATTCTAAAGTCTTCTATTTTCTTCTCATTGTTTGATACTATGATGCCTCCGTCACAACCGCTGACAGGTTTTGTTGGATAAAAGCTAAATATCATGAGCGCATCATCATCTTTTAGCTCTGCATACTGATTTTTACTAACTTGCTGCGCTGAATCATAAATGTCATCGTGCAAGTGATAGTAGCTCCCAACCCATTCCACGTCGTCGTAAAATTCTATTTTATGACCTGCGTTAACAATAGCGTTAGGAACAACGATTGGCATTGTGCTTGGAATTTTTACTATTTGATTTTGATATCTTTTTAGCGCTAATAATATTAAGCTAGAAGCGCTATTTGCTGTGCAGGCGTATCTTGCGCCAACGTAATTGGCAAAGTTTTGCTCAAATTCTTGTACAATATCACCGTGAAGAAGGTTGCCAAGCTTAGATGTATCTATATTGTGATTCGGTATATTAAAAAGTTGAATCATTTTTTCTTTCTAATAAGAATGTTTTTTTACTGTCTAATCCTTCAAAAGAATTACAAATATGAATCATATCAAATCCGCTTTTTTCTATTGCCTTGTGCAGATCTTGTTCTAAGATTACACAATTTGTTGCTATCAGAGATGACTCATATGGAGTATATTTCTCAAGGCGACTTTCTTCTCCAACGTCTTGTCTATGTATTATTACATATTTTTTTGAATGATATAATATTTTACTTAATATATCAATCGGATTTTTCATTTCGCTAATAAAAGCATTAATTAAAATTACATCATAATCACCTAAAAATTTTAAATCGTCTTTAAACATATCAAATTTTACATAATTAAAGTTTGGTCTTTGCGCTAAAGCAACTTTTTCTATTATGTGAGGAAGGTCTGCGCCAGTATAATCTATATGTTTATAGATGTCACCGAACTCAGCGTTGCCGCATCCCATATCAATTAATTTTTTTGAGTCTTGTATTTTTTCTACACAGCTATGCAAACTATTAAAATGATCGCTATGCATTATGTGTGGAAAGTTTCTATTGAGTATTAAGTCGCAAATTTTTTCGTCTTGCCACGCTGTCTTTTCCATGATTTTAGTTCCCGTTTGTTTTTATAAAATGTTCTGGTACAGGTTTTTTAAAGGGTGTAAGCGCTTTTCGTTTAGCAAAGCAACATATGAGAGAGTCATTAGGTATACTGCTAATAAAGTCTCCAGAGTCTTGTTGAAAGTCTAAATTTGCGCTCCTAAGATATGTATTATTTGCGTCAAACTGCCTCCATCCTCCCCCTCTTGGTTTAGTTGCTGTAAATTCTATATTAAATCCATTAACATTGTAAAAATCCTTAAATAGCGATGGACTTAAAGAGTAAAATCCACGACCAAAAAAACCACAAAGGTTGCTGGTGTGCATCACGCAGCCACTTTCTTTTAGCATAAAAAGTATATTTCTAAAAACAGTACACGGATCAAAACAACAGTATAGCGTTCCAGAGTCTATCACCCAGTCATATTTTTTTTCAAGCTGCTTGCTTACAGGTTCGTTTAGATCAATTTTGTAAGTAGGACTTCCGTTTATATCGAATGTGTCCAAGGTGGCAAACCCCATACTATCTTTAAAAGAGTCTAAGGAATGACCATAAATATGACAATCCCCTAATATTGCACAGCTTTCCCCTTCTGGGTTTTGTTGTCTTATTGTCTTCAAAAGATGAAAATCTTCTGGTTCAATAGCCATTATAGTGCCTCTCTATTATTTTTTTAAGTAATTGTATATCCGTTTCTACAACCTTCATCCCTTGTGGCACTTCTTCTGTGATTTTCTCGACAGAAAAAGAATCGTAATCATCCACCTTATCGTAATTGTGATATTCCATAAAAGCTTTTGATAACTCATGTAAACTTACTTTATAGCATTTTTCTAACCTTATATATTCGCCTTTAGTCTCTAGGTTGTCTAGAATTTTATTGGCTATTTCACAGGTTTCTACAAAGTATCTAGTAGTATCTCTAGCATTAAGTAAAATGGGTTTATTTTCTGACACCGCCTTATTCCACAAATAAAGAACGCTACCGCTAGAAAAAAGAAAATTTACACCCTGAACCACGGAGTATCCATTTTCAAGCATCAAGCTCTCCATCAGTAGCTTAGTGCAACCGTAAACACACGAAGGATTTATAGCCTTATCTGTACTTACGGCTATCATATTTTTTACACCAAGCTTTTTGCAGATGGTAATCAGATTTCTGCTTCCGATAATATTAATATCTATCGCCCTTCCGGGGTTATTTTCGCATATTCCTACATGTTTCATTGCCGCTGTATGAATCACATAGTCTATATCATGTTTTTTAAATATGTTTTCTATTTGATCTGAATTTAAAATATCTTGACAGTACATAGGAACGTTTTGAAATTTATTTTTTAGCGACTGCGATCTTTCTTCTGAGTGTCCAAGGGCTATTGGTGAATACCCTCTTCTCAAGCATATCTTGACAAGTTCTGCGCCTAATGTGCCGGTAGCTCCTGTTATAAGTATATTCATCTGTACCACCCCTTACCCGCTGGGGAGTCTAAATTATTATGTATATTTTCAAATATTTCAAATCCTTTATCATCCAAAAAATAAAGACTTTCTACACAACTATCCCAAGAGGCGTATCCTTCATAATGTTCCTCTAGGTTTATAGATTGATAACATTCTAGCATTTCATTTTTTACATCACAGTCAACCCTAAATTGAATAAAATGTTTTATTGCCTCATGCTCACAGTCTCCATAGCTGATAACGTGAGTCTTTTCGGATCTTCTCATGTCTATTTGTTTTCCAATCATTTTTATTGAAGGAATAGAAAAGGTTGAGAAGAAAGCAAACGGAATGTTTTTAACATTACAAAAACTTCCTACATACTGAAATAACTGTGAATGTTGCGCATGTTGGTGTTCATCTCCATAGTAGGAATGAGTAACTACTAAATCTAAATCCTCTAGCCCCATTTCAGAAATACCTTCTTCAATAGACTCTGCTAGATTTGTTAGTGCGATGCCTCCGCGATCAGGTATGTTTTCCGCCGCTATAAATCTATTTTTAATTCCTGCTATATCTAGCGCATTTTGAAACTCATTGTTTCTTTGTGGATGATGTCTACCAGTAACACATATTACATATGGGTCAACTTCATTTCTTTCGCTCAAAAACTTTAACGTACCCCCTATCCAAAGACTTTCATCGTCAGGATGAGCAACTACAAATAGTACTTTACTTTTCATTATCTTTTCCTTAAATTAATTGTGATTCAAATATTTCAAACTGATCTCTATCTACCATGTGTCCATTATAAAATCTATTTTTAGCCCAAGGCAATTCAGTATAATGAGATGGAAGCCTGCTAACCAAGTCGTCTGTATTAATTAATTCGCCATCAAAGACTTGTCCGTGATTATCGTACAGTCTAGTAAAATATTCTTTAACTTTCTTTAGACCATAGTCTTCTCTGTAGTTATCGTATATTGTATCTATATCAAATTCAAACTTGTCATAGTTTTCAACAGCTTTTATTAGAGCTTCATGAGCTAAGTTGTCGTCGTGCCAATAAACAGAATTTTTTGTATTTAAAAAATCTCTTCCGCTGCCAGATTGATTTCCGTGTATCACCACCGGCACTTCAGACAACAAAGATTCTGCTACTACACCCGGACTGCCTTCACACATAGAAAACAGAGTAGAAACTTTAGACGCTTGGTAAAAAAAGGATAACTGTGTTTTACTGAGACCTTTAAATTCTAAATTCTCATCTAATCGCATTAAAGTAAATAATTGGCGTTCTTCGTTTGTAAACATTTCATAGTAAACATCTTCTATGTCCATAAAATGGTCTTGAGGCCAAAGTTTCTCTTCATTTCTTTTTGCGCACACAAGGAGTATTTTGTACTTCTTTCCGCTTTCGTATATCTTTTTTATTTCCCTAAAAAACAAATCTAGCCTTTTTACATTTCCTGATCTTGAAACATTAATAATATCCCAATACTTTTTAACATCTGGATCTTTTTTGAAAACAGTTGACGTAAAATTAGAGCTAACAACCGGAATCTCAAAAGAATGAGGACATCTTACTGCTATATCAGTTACGGAGGGTCTACCCATAAAGAAGTCGGCAAAGCTTGGGTACAAAGCGCCCAATGAAAGGCCGCCATAATGTATCCCTATAAAATATCCTTTATCTTTTATTTTTTGTATAATGTCTCCATGACTCTCAAAAGCGCGGTATGCCTCTTGGTGAGAGATAACTATTATGCCTTTTTGCTCAGGCGTTGTTTTTTTAAATATATGAGCCATTCTATTCCTTAAAAAATTCTTCCGAGTTTATATTTTTGTCATCAATAAATAGGTCGTAGTAGGGCTTTCCCATTCTTAATTCAGAGTATTTGCAGTCCCATCGTTCTAATTGCTCTTGCGTGACTTTAAACCAGTTCATATTTGTAATAGTTCCTCTGGCCGTCCAATAAATTATAGTATTGCCCTGTTCATATAGCTTATTTATTTTTTTAATTCTATCTTCAATTGGTTCTGCTAAAGAATACTTTCCATCCGTAAAAGAGCAAATTGTTTCATCTATATCAACAAATATAATCATTTTCTTAAACTTTCTTTTTTCATCCTTTCGCTTCCTAATATTTTTCTTTCGCTGGGTGGATTTTTTAAACTTAGTTCTATATCCCTTGTACCCTTTACTAATTTTATTAACCCTTGAGGTTCTACAGATGCTAGTTGATCGCTACCCCACATAGTCCTATCTATTGTTATGTGTCTTTCTATCCATTCCGCGCCAATTGCAACTGCTGCAAAAGTTGTACATAGTCCATATTCATGACCACTATAACCAATCTGTTTTGTTGGATACTTATCTTTTAACCATTTTATGTAATTTAGATTTAGTTCATCTATTGGTGATGGGTAAGTTGAGTTTGTGTGGAATATTATATCTGGATTACAGTGAGCTATACACTTTACTATTTCTTGTTCTTCACTCATACCCGTAGATACCATTAAAGTTTTAAATTTCTCTCTAGCGTACTTACATAATTCTAAATCTGTAATTAATGCTGATGGTATTTTTGCAACTTCTGTGTACTCTGACATGAAATCTACAGAGTCAATATCCCAAACAGAAGCAAAGGTTTTAATCTTATCGTCACAGTATGAAAATATTTCATCATACTCCTTTTTTCCAAATTCTATCTTGTGCTTATATTCAATATATGTCATATCACCCCAAGGTGTAGACTTGTTTTTTAGTTTTTGCTTTTCTGGAACGCAGATGTCAGGATTTCTTTTTTGAAATTTTACATATTCACAACCAGCAAGCACAGCAGAATCAATTAATTTTTTTGCGGTTTGTAGGCAACCGTTGTGGTTTATACCTATCTCAGCAATTATATTAGTCATTTAATTTTTCCAAATCTGACGGGGTATCTATATCTAATGTTTTTGTTATAGGGAAGTATATGGTATCTTCGTTGTATATATTTGAGTTAAGATTGTGTATTTCTTCATGATTAAAAATGGCTATTTTATGACAAATTTTAAAACACTTGGGATAGTCTTGCCTTCTACACAAATTGTGTTTTACAATCTGCTTACCCCTAAAATTTTTATCTTCGTAAAGACATAGATATGGGTGTACTTCCACTTCTTCTTTACATAGAAGCGATCTAGCCCTGTGTTTATGGTAAAATACTTGCGCCCTTTCTACTTCTTGCCAAGTTCTCTGAGGATATGTTAAGTATAACATACAAATATCCCCCATCAAGCATAAATCGCTAATTACTTCTAAGATAAAGTCTTTTGTGGACGCTTGATCGCTAGAGGTAAATTCACTTCTAACATGAACTTTAAATCCATGCTCTTTTGCTAGATCAATTATATGGCTATCATTAGTCGATACTATTGTATTTTGGTGTTCGCTTTTAGGAATAGTCTTTGCCGTATAGCCAAATAGCCTCCTGTTTTTAAGAGGAATTCCTTTAGAATCTTTTCTCGCCGGTATAATTATTTTCATAATGGCCTACTATGTATATAAATTGCCAACCTTTCTTTGCCTTTTTCCTCTATTAGTCCTCCGCCGTGATACATATCTGTGTCTACAACGCAAAGGTCTCTCGGAGTACACTCCATATAAACAACCTCGTTTTCGTTTCTTGTCACTAATTCTGCACATTGTTTTTTAAATTCTTGCATGGTGTGCGCCACACCCCCATTTAAACCTGCTGGATTTTTAGACATAAACTTTATCCTTATATTTGCGCCTTCTTGCCTTGAGCCGGGAATGACCCTCAATGCGCCGTTTGATTTACTTGCCCCACTAGGGAAAAATGCTATTTTTAAAGCTGCATAAGGATCTACATGAAGTCTACTATGTCTACCCAAGTCTTTGTCTTTAACAACTTTGTTTTCATATGTACAAAAGGTTTGTAAAAATTTTTGACATCTTCCAGAGTAATATGTATCTATCACACTGTTTAGAAACGGGTCATAAAATATATTTTTAACCAGATAAGGAAAAGCGTTGTAGCTTTGTGGATATAATGCCATAGCCTTACCTTGGTTAAATTCTTCTTGTTCTTTTCTGTCTCCTAAAAACATAACTCTTTTATTATCTTCTATATCACTATAAAATTCTAATTGCTCATCTTTTAGGTCTTTTGCTTGATTTTCTGTAAACCAGTTCTTTATTATACATAATCCCTGATCCCTAACGGTTTGTACAACAGTGGTTAAGTCTATGTCTTCTTTTTCAAATATCATAAGTACCTCTCTGCTATTTCTAGTGATTCTTTTGTTGCTTCAATTGTATTGCCTATTTTTAAAGGCTGTTCATCAAGTATATCGCAGAACGTTGCATCTACTAATCCTAAGTTATGCATTTTAATAATTAAATCACACTCTAGATCATCTTTGTGACATTGATTTACTTTCTCAATAGCTTTAGTATTAAACGCATGTTTTCCTAGACTAGATGGGTTTAAAGAATAACCAACTAGAAAAGGCTTAATGTTTTCTGAGACAAGCTTGAAAGCAAAAGATAATCCAGTTTTCAGTAACGTCTGCTCTTTCCTAAATGGATGGTCTATGTTATGTTTTTGTAAAATTGATTGCATCAATCCTGTATTATTGTCTAAAAAGTGGACAACTTGAGGTTTCTGATTTTTCATATAATCTAAAAATTTTATTATATGCGCTTCCGATAAACCGTATTCTTCACAATAAATATCAAACCATTCTTGATTGCTGATTTTTTCGTTATAGAATTTGTTTATGTGAGAGTTTATAACCTGAATGCTAGAAGTTTTTTTTCCATAACCTGAATCTGGAATAAGCATATTGTGCCGTATTATAAAATCAAAACTGTCTACAAGTCTATCTAGATTTAAATTATCATACTTTCTTGATCCACAACAAATAAATGAGTTATTTCTTCCCATTTCGTTTTCCTAGTATTTATTTAATTGATTTGTAAATTTATATTTTAATTCGTTAATATTGTCTTGTATGCTTTTAGGATGTTTGCCTTCAAACTTGTCCGTAAAACATTCGCCTCTCACATTTGGCTTGAATTCATGAACTCCCATCCACCTTTTCTCTATTTCTAATCTTTTATCGTCATCGCCTTTCACCCAAGGTAAATAAATCTGATCATAATAATTATCAATACAAAGTTCTTTAGAGACACTATCTTTGTAATATGAAACTTTTTTGTGGACCTGATACGGAAAGACATAAGAGTAATGATACATTTGCGCTCCCGTCATATTATATAAAGTGTTGCTATCTACGTGCTTTCTTGGTATATCAGGATTATATTTCATTGTTGGCGGGCGATGTGTGAGCCAAGTAGATCCCGGCTGGTACTTAAATATTCTTAAAAAGTTATCACGATTTAATTCAAATCCAGTTAAGTAATGATCTAATCCACCGTAAAATGAGCAGCTTCTAACACCTACACTTGTGGGTCCATACTCTTCCAAGAAAGAAATTATATTTTCTAAATCTTTTGATTTGTAAACTTCGTCAGAATCTAGATTCCACAAATAATCTGTATCGTCATCAATAAATTTCATATACGCTTTACATTGGTCGTCTTTTTCCGAATATTGACCGTGTGTAATTTTTATTTTATTTTCTGGGTCTGGAAAACTATCTAGTATTTCATTGGTTTTGTCTGTAGAAGTTATTCTACCCTGCCTCTGCCAATAATCAACTGGCCCTTCTGCTATAAGTATCTGATGCGCAAAGGGGTATACTTGCTCTAAACACTCTTTTAAAACATAGTCGCCTTCAAATACTATCATGCCAAATGTTATTTTTAAATCAGACAAATTTATATAGCTCCTTTTTAATAGGCTGCCAGTTTAGATTTTTCCTAAGTTTAGAAGAATTAATCGAATATCTCCAGTCTTGTCCCATTCTATTTTCTGTAAATTCTATGTGATCGCTTGCATTATCTATACCCTTCCACTCGCAAACGTTTGTTACTATATCTAAGTTTGTCATATAGTTATATGCTGATACATTCCAAATTTCATTTTCTAGTTCAGTAAAGCAAATCTTATATATCGCATCTACGTTATCTTTGACGTAAAGCCAGTCTCTTACATAGCTTCCGTCTCCATGCAGTGGTATCTTTTGTCCTGTATCTAAGCTATGGAGTATCTTGGGGATTAGCTTCTCTGGGTATTGTCTGAGACCGTAATTATTTGTACTTCTAACAATCTGGTAATTCACGCCAAACGTTCTAGCATAAGCAAAAATAAGCATCTCTGCTGCTGCTTTCGTTGCGGAGTATGGATTACTAGGATCTAGTATACTTTCTTCTGTTTTATCTTCTTCGTTTAGGTTTACGTCGCCGTACACTTCGTCTGTGCTTATATGAACAAACTTAGGCTTCTGATACACCTTAGCTCTAAGGAGGCTTAGAATGTTAAATACGCCCTCTACGTTTGATTTTAGAAATACCTTGGGCGCTTCTATTGAATTATCTACGTGAGACTCTGCTGCGAAGTTTACAAACACATCGCAGACTGGTATATGTGTTAGGTCACATATGTCTTCTTTGATATGTGTATATTTTGGGTTATCATCCCAAGGTAAAGTTTTATTCGATGCGTAGGTCATCTTGTCTATATCAACGACTTCGTGACCTTCACTTAGTACCTTCTCAACAAAATGGCTGCCGATAAACCCCCTACCCCCTGTTACCACAAAGATCATTTAATACCCTCCAGATTATATTTCTTGTATGTGTTCTTTATTTGATTAAAATAATCATCGTATATAAATTTTAAATTCTCGTCTTCTTCGTATAGCTTCATTGGCGTAAAGCAGTGGTGTGTAGTAGACGGCATGTAGTTATTTTCTTCTACCGAATACTCAAACTGCGAAAAATGACTAAACACTAATTTTTCTACCTTCCCGTTCCAATTAATTGTACCGTTTTTTTGGTAGTTACTAAAATCATAAAGTTGCCATTCCCAAGGAGATCCATGCCCAACGGTTCCGTCTATGAATAAATTTTTAGGGTCAATTTCTAAAAAGGCATCTAAGTATCTCTGATCTCCGCAGGTCGCTAACTCAGGATATTTTTGATACAAAACTGCATCCTTCCACCAAAAAAGATATTTCTTTGCTAATTCTGAATTTTTAAAATGAACAACACCGACGTTAAATCTTCCGTTTGGGTTAGGTATGTTAATCGGATATTGTCTATGCCTAAAAATTCCAATGTCTTTTTTTTCTATTTCGTCTAATAAAATCTTTATACTTTGATGAAAATAAATATCACTATCTATATATGTAACAGTGTCTTGTATCTTGTTTACTAGAAAATTTGTAAAGTATGAAGCTAGCGACCAACAAAAATATCTATAGTCTTTATTTTTTAAATTTAAGAGCGCGGTATCATTTTCTAGAAATTGACTTATATTGTAGGGAATTATTCTTTTGTTTTCTAGGCTTTTGAGTTTTGTATATGTTTCATTGTCTGCGCACAAATAGTGCATATTAAAATCATCGTCAAATCTTTCTAGAGAATCATATAATGTTAGCCCTCTAGACAAAAATTTAAAATCAGACCCACAGCATAAATTAATCATTTTCTTACCTTTAAATAGAGTCCATCGCCCCAAGTCCCACCGTCCTGCTGCCAGTACGTAGCGATTCTTTGAAAGTCTCTTTCAAATAAGTATTGGTCCATGTCCTCAACTAAAACACAGTTTTCGTACATTTCTTCTTTGTTTATCTCTGTTAATATCAAATCTACATGCTTTAGTGTTTCTTCTGCGCCTTTAAAAACCTCTAGCTCGTAGCCCTGAACGTCTATATTTATAAAATTATATTTTTCTCTGTCAAATTCTTCGTCGTCTAGTTTTGCTATTTTAACGGTTTCTGTTTTGTCGAATTTGATCTGTGGGTACTGCTCAAGATGATATTTTGGTTTTAGCACAGAAGATGACAATCCTCTATCCTCCAAGTGCATTTCGACGGTTCCATTTTTATTACCAAGCGCTATATTCCTAGCGTCTACAAGAAAGTCTGTTCCTATGGTTTTTTTTAGTTTTTCAAAATTGTCGGGCAACGCCTCGTAAAAAAGAAGGTTATCTATGCCGAAGTGCTTGTAAAGCGGGTATTCTTGACCTTCATGCGCTCCAATATGTATACAGCCTTCTATTATTAAATCTATACCTTGGTTTTTCATGTGACCCATCAAGCTGGGTAGCTGTTGTAATATTTCCACGTTTTCTCCTAATCGCTTGTTATTCTTTGTTTTGGGAATCCTAATTCTTTTCTTTTATTGAAAACCATCTGATCTCTACCGGAATAATATAAAGTTTTTTGAGTAGCATTGTCGTGCTGAAGGCTTTCCATAAGGCTATAATGCTCATGCGTAATAATCACCTTATCAATATACTTCTCTTTACTCAACCTCTTTACCTCTTGTGTAAATTCATCATCACAATATAAACTCTTGTAGTCGGGGTGATACACGTAACCAAAATGCTCATATAATTTTCGACCCAGAATAGAAAAAGTAATAAGCTTCCCCTCAGTGTTCCCATCGTTGAAATGAACACACCCGTCTAGGTCTGGGAAATGTTCCTTCATGGCGATAGCGATTTCGTTGTCCCAACTGTGAGCCTTTGGTATCATGTCGTCAGAGGCGCAAATCACGATATCAAAGTCTCTACCTTCAATGTGGTCGTTGATAGCACTGATCTTATCTGTGTCTTTATCAAAGTTTACAATACCTCTTATCCAAGATTTACGCATCAAAAGTTTAGTTATTTGGTTCTGCACATGAGAGTCTGTCATCGTCAAATCATCCGAGTCACAATTAATATTAAAAAATATCTCATGCTTCTCTCCACAGGTATCAATATACTGCTTTAGTACGTCAAGGAACTTTTGTGGTCTACTGTATGTGGGGAATTGTATTAATAACTTCATAATTGTTTTACCGATTCTAGTAGTGTTTTTGAAACCTCTTCTTCTCCTAGCTCTAGTGCTAGCTTCGCCGCCCTGTTAAAACAACTGTGATGTTTTTTTATCTGCTGTTTTATATTATCTATATTTGGTGTGTCTTCTTCTTCGTAAAACAGTGTTGCTAAAACTTGATTGAAAAGTTCTTTCTGTTCTTCTGGAACTCTTACTGTCAATTTCTTTGCTTTTACAAACCCGTCAAAGAATACTTGAGAACATGTAAAGTTTACATCGCCTACAACAACAACTTCTTCGTATTTTTCGTACAGTGAGTCCATATTAAGGACGTTAGCCTGTAAGTCAAAATTAAGATCTGGGTTATCTGCCATTATGATTTTGTGATATGTTTTATACATAGAACACGCTTCTGTGAATTTATCGCAAACCTTGTTGGAGACGACTGCTGCTTCTATATTATAGTCTGGAGTAGGTGTTGCTATAGCAAAAATATCGTAACAAGGCAAAAGATTTACAATCTTTTTATCTGTTTTAAGATTTGATAAAAATTTATAATCTTGTGATACAAAAAAGGGACAATCTATATCCTGATTCTTAACCATTGCTTCTAGATTATTTAATATATTCTGATCTATACCAGTAATATCTACGACGAGTTTAACCTGTTTGTTCTGGGAGATATATGCAATTAAATCTTGATGCATAGTTTGAAAGCTTGTCAGTACTAAGTCTGGTTTTTCTGAGTCTAGCTTGTCGTATACACTGGTGGGTTCATTTAAATTCCAAAGCTTAGAATCTAAACCTACCCTAGAAAGGCATTCGTTTAAATACATAGGCTGACTAGAACATGAGTTTGAGTAATTCTGAATTAATAGTTTCATTTTTTAATTCTCTTTAGGGTTTTTATATCGTTTAGTTTCGTTACTTTTTGTTTTCCAACATCTGTTACTGAGACGGTATCGTTTTTCAAAAGTTCGTTAATCGCTTCAAACATAAATTTATTTTTAAAGTCTGGATCAGATACTATCGAGTAAAACCGATCAACTACATCTTGTCCGTTTAAGTATAAAGTCTCTGTCCAAAAGTCTGTTTTTTCACCCAAACAAAAAGACTGTAGCTTTTTATTGTTTACAATTGCTGAGACAAAAAATTCTGATTTAAAATTTTCTTGCTGTACGTTTATGGAGGTTCTTTTATAATTAATAGCAGCGAGGTACGAGGGTGTTAAAAGTATGTTTCCTGAGCATATTAAAATTTTTGTATTCATCGTATTATTCAGGCATAGTCTCGCGCTTTCACAACAGTTTGAATTGTAATGTAGTTGATTTTCTACAATTCTTATATTCTCTTTCTTAAAATTAGCTTTTACGTATTCCGTTGTTTTCTGCGCATCAAAACCAGAACATAGTATTATTTCGTACTTTGGAAACACTGCCTTTATTGCATCTATTTGCTTGTGTAGCAGTGTCTTGGTGTCTACTTTTATTAAGGGTATAGGTCCGTAGGACTTCATTCTGTGACCATGATTCTCTCCAAGTAAAATCACTGTTACAGAATCTTTTATATTATTTTCTTTGTATTCAGATTCTTTAGCTGATACAATGTATTTATCATTTCTCATTTAATCTCAAATAATTACTAGAGTCCGATTGATCAATCAAATATTGAGACATTTTATCATAGCTATTAAAGTATAAATAATTTTTTGAAACCATCCTACGGGGAATAGCCGTTACATCTCCTTGGCTAATAATCAAATCAATATTCTTTGACGCTTCATCAACTTCGTAGGAGCGATTTCCAGTTTTAGATATTCTAGGTTTATGATAACTATCACACACTCTATTAAAAAAATCTGGTTGAATTTTTTCGTCGTGGTTCATTTTTACCAAATAATTTGCATGAGAGCAAATTGAAAAGGCGTTATGATCTACGTCCTGTTCCTTTTCTAACTGATGATTCATAAGTAATCTAGTGTGTTTAAATTTTTCCAGTAAAACATTAGCATGGTGTACATAATTATTTAAGCTTTTTTCTGCTGATAGATATGAACATAAGATTATTTTTAATTTATCAGCAGGGTAGTTTATTTTTAATATAGACCCAATTGCTTGCTCTATTTGTGACTTCTCTTTAGAATCAAATAAAACCAATCCAAACAATAACTTTTTATTGGACTGCGGCTCGTCTTTCTGCTGTGACTTCATAAACGACTCCATTTATAGTGGAAGATTTGATAAAAAGATTTAAAGATCTAAGTAAGTCTTTTACTGACCCTATAGTAGATAGTGATAGGTTTTTACCAATTAATAAAGATGCATCTTCTTCTTTAATGATTCCGTTAATAACATTTTTGAAAAAACATCTTAACTCAACGCCAGATACCACAATAGAACCACCGGATCTTAGCTTACTGCAAATTTTAACCAATGATTCTTGCGAACTTGAAGTAGAGTCCAAAGTATTCTTGCTTATAATTAATTCGCACGAATTATTTGGTATATGGTCTAAGTTTAAACTTGAGTTTTGCTGGTTAACGATAACTGTTTCAAATCCATCAATTTTTTGTGACTCGTCTTCTATTATTTGTAGTTTCATTTTTTCATCCTATATGCGAGGTCAAATGTTTCATTCCAATTATTTATAAATGACTGCTCAGAAAATTTTTCTAGTATTGTTTCTCTGGCGCAGCTTCCTAGTTTTTTAGCAAGTTTGGAGTCTTCTAGCAACTGTTGAGTATATTCTCTTAGTTCATCTTCATCGTTTGAAATAAAGCCGTTAACACCATTCTCAATGATTTCTGGGATCATACAAGTTGCGGTACTAACAATCGCACAGCCGCATGACATGGCTTCTAAGAGAGATGTAGGAACAGGACTAATAGTAGACGTATTTAGAAAGACAGACGCTTGCTGATACTCTGAGGCCAGTTCATGTATATCTTTTGCTGGCTCTGACAATCCGGGAGTATTACCCACAAGTCTTACCGGCAACTCGTTTGTAACTCTTTGCCAACCAGAATAGTTACAGCAGTAGTCTCTGTTTGCAAAATCATTAACAACACTAAGAACTTTTCCGTTTTTCTTTACGTCCGATGAAGTAAAAAGCTCTGTGTCAACTGAGTGGTGAATTACTTTGTTGTCACAATTTATATTCCACTCATTAACAGAATATTCCGAGATAAAAACATTAATATCTCCTCTCATCTGCCTAAACGCCTCTGTTTGTTGTTCAGGCCAACTAGGAATGGGCAGTGTGTGTTCTAGAGAAAGGACTGGTAAACCAAGGGTTTGATTTATTCTTTGAGCCATTTGAAATTGACCAAACTTGCTATGAGAAAGTATGAAGTCAAAGTCAATACTTGTCATTATGGAATTTTTGGGCATACTATAGTAATTTTCTGGTCTTTCTGAATAGGTTGTATCCCATTCTTTTCCTCCTTCGTAATTAAACGCAAAGAAGTTATGACCAGTTTTAGCTTGCTGAAACTGGTATCGTTCGTGTGTGTCAAAAGTTAGTATATTGTATTTATCTTTCTTTTGTGTAGCGGTGCTTATTATAGACGCTGTTTGACTACTCATTTATAATCTCCTTCATGCATTTTCCAATGTTCTCGTAAGAGTAGTTCTCTGCTCTTTTTAGTCCTGCTGCTTGATTTCTACTTTTATACATTATGGGATTATTTTTCCACGACTCAAAATACTTTCTCATTTGCTCTCGTATGTTTCTTTCACAGGGTTGGAACCAGTACTCTCTACCTGTAAATATATCTGGAAAGGCAGCGTCTGAGCATTTGCATACAGAAAAAACACCCCTAGCTAGGTGTCCTGTTCTCCAGCTAGACTTGTCGATAAATTCCTTTGGTCCACCAAAGTCGCTACAGATCGGGGTATTCCCAAAGCACATTGCGTCAAACGATGGTATTGACCAAGCTTCTCCGTGGCTTGGGCAGATAAAACAATCCATATGTTTATGAATTGCGAATATATCTTCGTCAGAAACTTCGTCAGAAATAATTACAAGCTTCTTATACTCAGTAATATTGTCGTGCATTCTTAAAGAAGTCTTTACTTTTGAAGCTATAGCATCTACAAGTTTTGATGTCTGTTCTGGAGAATGTCCAAACTTTTTAACTTTTAAAATTAGATTTGCTTGCTCTGACTTGTCAAACTCACTGTAAAAACAAGTTATTATAGACTCTATGTTTTTTCTATCGTTTACGTCTCCGATATAATAAAACTTAAAAGAATTCTCTGTATCTGGAATGCTAATATCTCTATACTGTTTCTTATATTTTTCCATTTTACATGTGTGCGGGACCACTTTTACAGATTCTATCCCCCCATCAACTAGGGTTTGTCGTGAGTCAATATTAGCAACCCAAACTTGATCAACCTGTTTAAGATGTTCCACCCAAGGTAAATGTTTAATACTTAAAGTTTCTGTTTCCATGAAGGCGATATTCTTCTTAAAACTATCAGACCCGACCAAGTGATGAGGTAGAACGTGTTGAATACAAATATCGCAATCTTCTGTAGTCTTTTTTTCTATCTCTAACAACCTTGGATCTATATTTTGCTTATCCTGCGTCAGTGTGACGTTTCTGCAAACAACATCTACACCAACCTTGTCGAGCGCTAAGATATTGTCCGTGGCAGCTTGCGCCCAGCCACCAAATTCTTTGTAGTGTCCTATGTATAGTACTTTCATATATTCATTGTCTCCAAGCAATTAGCATACTCTTTGTAGATATGCTTATGTTTATCAAATGTTTCCTCATCCACAAACCAATCTTCTACAGGTCCGTATTCATTTAGGCATACATTAGCCCATAATAATTTATATCCGTAGTCTGATAAGACCTTTCTGTAGTAAGTGTGTTCTTTTAATATATTCTTCTTATGTTCTTCTGATCCATCCTGAGTGCATTCCGGTAAAGACTGGAACAGATTATGCTCTAATGTCAATACTTTGAATTTATATCTGTCAAAATCAAAATCGTTAAACACTTTTAATTGTGCGTCATCTACGTCTATAGACAGATAATCAATTTCTTCTGGGCAATTGTAATCATCTAATACTTCATTTATATTTTTTTCTAGAAGGTCTACACACACGCAATCTGCTAATCTTAATTGACTAGTTCTTGACCACCAATTAGTATCATAGTCAATAGCTATACCTTTCCAGTTTTTAAATGTCTCAAAATAATAGGTATTGCTATAAAAACCCGGAGTGTGGGTGGGGAGACCACCCGTTCCTGCGCCTATGTCAACAAAAAACCCTTCTGTTTTATTAACAATTTTGTCCACAAATATATCTTGACAAGCTTGCGCATTATACATTAGCCACCTGTTGACTCTGAGATAGCTGTTGTATCTTTTGCACTCTAGCTTGCTCCCAATGATTTCTTAAATCACACTGCATCTTCATTTGATCGTAAGCAACGTTAAAATTAAAGGGAGTTCTGTGGTTCTGGCCGTCGAAAGCGGCGGAAGACTCATTAAAATACATACCTCCAGTAGAAGAGGTACTTTGATTGTAAATTAAGTCTCTTGTCATTCTAGATTCAAAGAAAGTATTTAGCTTACTTTGATCTCCTAATACGTTTGTTATTAGCCATTTTGAGAGATGGGAATGATTTTCATTTCCTTTTATCTCAATTTTTTGAGCAGATTGATGTAGCTTTGGTTGAGATGCCCAACCCTTCTCGTAAGAAACTGGCTCTGTTTCATCAAAATATTTTTCCCAAACAGAACCGCTCAGATGCCACTGGTAATATTCTTCAAACTGTTCTCTTGTATGTTCACCCTTGATATATCTCCATTCGTCTGATTTGCTGAAAAAATTCAAGAAATAGTTAGCAGCTTCTTGATTGTCTGGGACTGCGCGTAAACATCCAGTTTCTAACTCTTTATATAAAGCCGCTGGCTTGATGGGGTATCCGCCTAACTTCCTTAAAACACTTTCCATAGCAGAATAATCTGTTCCGCAGACGGGAACCCCACAAGCCGCAGCTTCTACTTGAGGTAGTCCAAAACCCTCAGAGTTTGCATATTGAGTATATAGGTCAAAACAATTCATAACCTTTGCTAATTCTTCATAGCTTAATCCGTTCTTTACATTAGACAGCGTAGAACCCCATTTGTCAGTATATGGAGACTGAGCTATAGCACCTTTAAAGGTTGATACGAATGATTTTTTTGTTTCTGGGCAGATATATGTAAACAACACGTTAGAAGCTAGTTCGTGTTGATGTAATAATTCTGGAATATCCCATCCCAAATCTGGATAAGATGTATGACAGTAGAGATAATATTTTTTATTCTCTGACTTATCTAAGAATAACTTGAACGCTTCAAACAAGTCCGGGTAAAGCTTACGTCTTTGGTTTCGCATGACCGTTCCGATAACTTTATACTCTGGGTCAATACCCATAGAAAGTTTATGCGCATCTTTATCTTCTACAGGTTTGTAGGCAGGATGAGCAGAAGGGGGCGAGCTACCTAAATAGTTAATTTTACCTCCAGATTGATCTTCTAAAACACCTCCAGCCCAATCAGAGTATGTTAAACACGCATCTGCGTTAGCGTAAGTGGCAATCCACTGTCTAGCTTGCGGTCTCGCATCTACTGTTGGCATTATAACCCATTTAAAGTAAGGTCTAAATGGTGAGCGTTCCGCAAAGTCTAACATCCAGAAGTCACGAATATCACAAACAAAATCTGGTAAGAAATCTAAACACACATGCTCAAAAGCCCATCCACCAAACTGATTTGTTGGGTTTGAGTTATAGGTATTGATTTCTTCTTCGGAAGATTTTGGTTCGCACTCTGTGTTAGGAGCTACTCCGTAGTATTTCCAAGGAATATTTGCTGCTCTAGGGTCATTCTTTTGACCGTAGGATGCCATCTCAGCAATTTCATACTTGCCAGTGCTGTGCAAATAGTTTAGGATTTCTCTAGTATAGGTTGCATACCCCGTGTTTAGAAAGGTAGCTTCGCTGCAAAACAAAATTCTTTTCTTTCTCATCTTATTCCTTATCTAAACACCCAAAGTCAAATTCGTTAATTCTAAATAGAACATCGTCTCTAGCGTCTGTTTTCATGAAGCCGTTTCTAGCCGAAGCGTAGACGGTCATTTTAGTTCCCTTCTTTCCTAGTTTAGCGATTGTTTCAGCGCCGCTAGCCCAAGCTTGTAGGGTGATAGTCGTTGGAACCTTTTTCTTTTCTCCACGCTTGTTCTTTCGGTATTCGTAAGTTACCATTTTTACGGTACAACAAGCTGGCCCATCTTCATCGCTATCTATCTGTGGGTCATGAAGTAGATACCCAGTAAAAGTGCAATTATTCATAAATTTCTCCTGTCAAACTGTCTTACTTAATATTATAGTATATAAGAGTAAAAAAGTCAATTATATTTCATGTATTTTATTAATAATAAACGAACCGTCTTTTTCTACCTCTCCGCAGAATAATAAATTAAGACCTTCGTCTAATATGTATTTAGTTTTCTCTGTAGTTTCTGGGAAAACTACCACGTTATCAATAGAACATGTTTCATCTTCTAGTGTTAAAAAACACATGTCCTTACCCTTACTCTTTCCTTTCTTGCATTGATATTTTTGCAGCCTACTGACGTTTGCTACTATGCAGATATCTTTACCGTGTTTTCCATTTAGTATTTCTTTGCAGCTAGTATTAGAGTGAGATGTGTCAGCCGCTTCTACTTTAGAAAGAGAAATGGGACACCCTAGAAACTTCTTCTCTTGTTCTACAATCCACTCTGGGTCGTCAGACAGCTCATAAGGAGGATTCTTTATAAAGAATGTCTCATTCTCAATAATCTGTTTTCTGTCTACCTTAGATGTTCCTCCACCCTCTTTCTTTGTCGGCGCTAAAGATTTAAAAGCATCGTGTAAACTTGTCCATTTTCTTACGGGATAATTAACCGTTATCCATTTTAACTCTGCTTTTGTAAGATTCCTAAATATAAGGTACTCGTATAGCGCTTTGTTTCTCGTTACACCTGTAGACTTGGTGGAAAAGAATCCAACGGAACATAGAGCCTTAAAAGCTGTAGCGTTAATCTTAGGAGACAAGTAAATAAGAATGTCCAGCCAAGTTAATTGCTTTGGTTTCTTCTTTGTTTCTTGGCATCCTTCTGCTATTGCTGTAACAGTTTTCTCTCCGTTAACACCTGTTAAGGATTTAATATCTTTAAGTCCAAAGTAGACATTCTTCTTGTAAACACCGAACTCCTTGCTAAACAAACTTATGTTGGGTATCTTTACTTCTATATCAAATAACTTTGCTTCTGAGACAAGTTCGTATATTTCTTGATGTGGGTCTTGCTTCTCATTCGCATAGGTTAGGTATGACAGGAAGAACTCTTTAGTGTGGTTAGCTTTATACCAAGCGCTCTTATAAGAGTTATCTGCATAGCAGATAGCGTGAGATTTATTGAAAGAATATCTAGAAGACTTTTCAATCCAACCAAAGATTTCCTCGGCAGTCTCTACGTTTACAGTTCCTTGTTTCACACAACCCTCTAGGAAGTCTTTTCTTACTTTAGCCATAAGGTCTGCTTTTTTCTTTCCAATCGCTTTACGTAGCACGTCTGCTTCTTTTAAGTTAAAACCGCCAAGCTCTTGGGCGATTCTCATGGATTGCTCTTGATAGATCAATACACCTTTGGTAGATTTTAATACCTCTGTTAGTGATTCATGTAAATACTTAATCACATCTAGTCCGCTTTTTCTATCAACGTAGTGCTGAGTCATAGACTTACCATCTGTTATCGCTTTTAGCGATCCCGGTCTAATCAAAGCAATCAAGGCTCCAAGTTCTTCAAGGTTAGTAGGTTGTAGTCTTTTGGACCAAGCGCGACCAAGATTGCTTTCTAACTGAAAGACACCTTTAGTTCTACCTTCTTTAAAAAGATCCCAAGTCTTTTCATCATTATAATCAAAGATCAATTTGTTTTACCTCATTCTTCAAATTAAATTTCAACTCTTCGTAACTCATTCCATACATAGGTTTTTTAGGTATGGGTCTTTTATTGTGAGTTTGTTCCATGTGACAATTATGACAGAGTATTCTGCATTTCAATATTTCATCTAGTAGTACGTCGTTAGAATACTTTTTACCATAGAGCATAAACATTCCACCCGCATGGTTCCTTTTAGAGCAACCGTTCTTTGTCATTTCATGTTTATCATTAGTGTTCAAATGATCAAAACAAAGCGCTGATGGATGTTTATCATATCCGCAAATAGAACAACCATGAGACATTTTAAAAAGATTAATCCAATATCTTCTATGTTCTATGGTCTCTTTATTGTTCATAGGTAAGTATTTCCATCTGCAAATGCTTTTTCAAGTTTTAGGTTTCTGTAAACAGCACGATGTGTCTTCATAAACTTAATCATTAGATTAGCCGTATCCTTAACGTCCTGTAGAGCATCGTGAGCATTCTCTGTTGACATGCCCATTCTGTCTCTAATCGCGTCCATACTCCTAGATTTTACACTAGGATCTCCCTCTGTCCACATATAATAGTTGTCCATCATGTCGATTTTATGAATTTGATGAAACAACTTCTGTCTTTGTCTCTGGTCGTCCCAAGGTCCATGTTCTTTACAAAGCCTATCTACAATAATCATATCGTATCCCAGAATATTATATCCCGCAGCAATAGGAGCGAAAAACGAAGTCCCCTTCCAGTTGTACTTGTCCACGAAAGCGCAGAACTTTTTCCACACAACTTTTGGCTTGGGTGCTTTTGCTATTTCTTCTCTAGTTTGCCCCGTCACTTTAAGCGCACCTTCTTCTATTGGACCCAGTCCTTTTTTAATAGCTTTATCGTCGTCCGTTTCAGCCCAGATTTTACTATTAAACTCACCCTTGAGTCTAAAATTTCTTCCGTCCAAAGCTATCGCTGCCAACTGAGTTGGTTGACATGTAACTGGATTTCTACCACCTGTCTCAAAGTCAAAAACAATTATATCACGGTTCGACATTATTTTCCTTCATTTTTACGGAATCTGGATTGGCTACAATGTAGTCAATATACATAAGTTTATCTAGCAGATTAATTGCTAAAACGTCAAACTTAACGTGACCAAGTGCCTCTAAGTCTGCCATCTCTAACCCTGCTATCTTTTCACTACCACTTTTAGGGTTTACCATCGGACAAACTTCTGACAGTCTGTTAGCTGATATAACAACGCCAGCAGCATGTTTACCCTGCGTCTTTAGTGTCCCTTCAATCTTAATTGCTTGTTCAAAATATTCTGCATAATCACCTTCAAGATAACCTTTCTCGTTTATGTGACAATAATCATATAGGTCTTGCTCGTTGTTTTGTAATGCCCACCTAATAATAGACCTGTCTTCTTCGTCCATTTGAGAAAGTTGATCAGAAATAGCAGCTTCATCTGGGATGTATCTAGTAATCTCATTCATCACACTGAATCCACAAGCTTCGTTTACACGTAAGATTTCTTTAATTGCACTGCGTCCCTGTAGCTTACCAAATGTCACCATCTGACTAACGTTACCGTGACCGTATTTGTCTTTAATATACGATATGATCTCGTCTCTTTTCTTTCCCGGAATATCTATGTCGATATCAGGAAGAGATATGTTATCCTTGGTGTTTCTACCACTATTATAGAAGCGTTCAAACAATAAGTCAAACTCAATCGGGTCAATTTGTGTAATTCCAATCAGATAAGATATCAAACATCCAGCAGCGGAGCCACGACCCGGACCTACCATCCATCCTTGACCTACCGCATAATTGATAATATCACGAACAATAAGAAAGTAACCAAACAAATCTGCTTCTTCAATAACTTCAAATTCTTTTCTGAATCTGTCTCCATATTTTTTTCTACCTTCTTCGTCTGTAATCTTGTCCGCCAATATTTCTTTCCATCCTTTTCTAGCCAGCGTCCTTAGATAATCTTTTTCTGACTCTCCGCTAGGAGTGTCGAATTTAGGAAGAACTGGTTTGCTCAGGATATTGTAGCTTTCGCATTGATTGTATATGTCATCAAGACTTTGCAATCCTAAAGGATCTTCTATCATAACTTCTGTTGCTCCAGTTTGATCTGGAACATAAAAGTGAGAAAAGTCAAAGAACTTCTTATTTGGGAAGTCTTCTCCCTTCTGGTATTTTCTTCGTATCTTAGGAAGAGTAGTCTTCATTTCAGAGCAAAGCAAGATCCTGTGAAGATTGGAGTCTTCTGAATCTGTGTAATGCAAGTCTTGGAAGCATCTGCTTTTTTTAATCCAACCGTTTCTAATTGGGGAATCAGCGGCAGAGTTCGCTAGAACAATCAAGTCGCCTTTGTTGCAGATCTTAGACAGGTCGCTACTATTGTAGTCTCCGTCTTCATTTAACAAAGATACAATTTTAATAAGATCGAACCAGCCGTCTTTGTTCTTTGCAAATAGGGTAAAATTATCAAACGAACAGCCTATAATTGGCTTTATGTCATTTGCTATACAAGCTTGATAGAAAGCTACAGCGCCAGAGATAGTTTTATAGTCAGCAATACCGCAGGCGCGAAAACCATTTTTTTTACATTTCTTTGCAAGTGGTTTAGGTTTAGAAAAACCTTTAAGCAAAGAGTAATGCGTGTAATTACAAAGTGGGAACCAAGTCATTCAATTTCCTTTCAATTATGGGGTTCTAGTTATTATAGAGGAATAATCAACTTTTGTCAACCATCTTCTTTCCTTTCTGTGAAATAACTTAGAATATCTTTCTCAATTCCGGGTTTTGTTCCTGATAGTTCTAATATCCCGTCTTTATTTACAAATGTATCTGTGTCTGGATGAAAGTTATATTTACCTAATACTTGATGTCTCGTTGTATACTGTCTATTCTTAGGGTCTCCATGCCATAAGTGGTAGCATTTCCCACTCGTAAAGCCAATGTTTAACTTCATGTTGGATATTTTATCTAGGTAACACATTAAAGAATCTTGAACATCTAAAGAGTAAACATCTAATTGATCTTGCATGGGTTTTGATATATTTTTTGTTCCATAAAAACCATACGCCAGCCACTCATCCCCACTGCCTATAACAATACTTGGGACTGGAAATATGTTCTTTAAAGTTTCTACGCGACCCATCCAGCCACCTCCGGGGCAGCCATGAGCATTTCTAGACTGAAATTTAACGTTTAAGTTTTTCATCTTTTTAGATCTACCTACAGATCTATGAGAAACAATAGCCTTTTGATCCAAGTAAACAACTTCTTCAAAAAGTTGTACTAAATCATTTCCCGATTCTAACTTTTGTACAGATTCTATTAGCCAGTTCTGGTTGCTAAACGGTAAGTCATGGTCTATCCAAGCAAAATATTTTTTATTGGTACTTATATTATAAAAAGCTAGATTTAAAAGCGATTCTTTTTGCCACAAGCAATGCTTTTCTAGAGACCCTCTGATTAGTATAGAGTTTTTTATCTCTCTATCTCTATCGTCAAATACAATTTCGTAACATTTTACATATTTACCTAGATTACCTAAAGACTCTATCCACTCTGCGTAGGTTTCTTGTAGTCTTTTTGAGCCAGAAGTATTAAAGTGAAAAGTTACAATTTCTACTTCTTCAATGTTCTTTGGTATCCTGTATATAGCAGGAAGATGATAAGATTTTTTTACAAGATCAATATACCTTGTCTGTAAATCATTACCATTGTTACTAGCTTCGTATCTTTGTCTTTTCTGAGTATTAGTTTTTTTACACCACTCATGATTTTTAGCATCCATACTACGACAAAAAACGGGACAAAATCCCGCTTTTTCGCATTGACATTTTGATAAATCCAATTCACTTCCCTAGAAAAAATCCTACAAACGCTCCAAACCCCAAAGAAACAAAACAAGATAATATATACCCTGAAGTTCCGCAGCATAATCTTAATGTATACTTAGGTATATCTTCTTTATTTTGTTTTGCTCTTTCTGCACATCTTAACAAATCTGTATCGGAAAGTAATAGATTTGTTAAGATGTCGTCAGCGTCTTCTATAACTATCATGTTATAGCTTCTGTTTGCTGCCTTGTGCCTATCCTTGTTTATAACGGGATAGATTTTAGTGGGTGTTACTCCGTGAATCATAATAATCTCCTACCATGCTCTACAGGACCAGTAACGTGCTTTCCAGCGAGGACCGGGACTAGAACACTTGTGTCTTGCCCTAAACGACTTGCGGTTCTTGGGTTGGTCTTTTTTAATGCTCATGTTTGGATCACCAAACCTGACTATAACTACTTTGCCAGATCCGTTTTTCACATAGACGGCACTTTTCTTCGGTCCTTTTGGGGTTCTAAAAGGTTTACCAAGCTGAACCTTGCGACCTTGATATTCTGCTGACTCTGTATAATCAAGTTCTGCCTTAACAGGAACGAGCGCTCTGCCGTCTTTTGTATAAATACCTTTACGGTCATACTCATATACTTGACCTGTTTTGGGATCTTTGTACTTATATTTAGACTGAGCCTTCTTCCAAGACTCTGGATCTGGACGATCCTTATCTCCTTTTTTGGCGGGTTTATATTTCTTACCTTCACGATCTTTCTTTTTGCGTATGTTGTCCCAGAGACCCGGACGATCTGCTGCCCAGTTCCATTCTTCCTCCGGTTCTCCTAAGTCTTCATACTCTGCTTCGGAGGGGACGTAAAAATTCTCTTCTGTAATCTCTTCCGTCCAGCCGTGTTCATCCATATCAAAACCTAAGTTTTTATTATAGTGAATATTTTGATCCATATCGTTAATGTAATCTTTAGACATTCTAGCTCCTAAAAGGTTTTAAATTGGGGAATAATTTGTATCTTACATCCTGCCAGATAGCACCGGATATAACCATAGACGCTTCGTTGTCAGATGGATAATGTACACCTTGTAAACATCTCGCAAGCCCTGAAAGATTTATTGTCTTAAAAAATTCAGATGAGTGATGTGGATACATATCCGAAAAAAGATACGCACCCATAGCGGTATATACAGTATGTCCCGAAGGATATGCTGGCGTTTGATGTGTGTCTGTCTCTGTCACATTTACCTTAATATTTAATAAGTCACCTAGCTGCTTTGGTCTAGGTCTGTTAAACTTATGTTTAAGGTTCATCACCAAAGGTTCTGCGATTTTCCATATTTTCTGAAAATCTTCTTTGGGTATAGGCTGCCCTATTTTTTTAAAGATAGGAACAAAAAGCTCTAGCGGTTCTTTGTCAACTAGCGTCACTAAGTTCTTTTCTTCATAGTTTAAGTTTTTAGTTAAACTTTCTAAGTATTTTAATTCGTACTTAGTTTCTTCTGAGGTATTTTTATGTGGTGCTGGCAGAACCCCCTCCCAGTCTATTGTGATATGTTTGGACACCTTCCAAGTTTTTGGGTTAGATGTGTACACAACAGAGTCTAGCCTTGTTGACAACGATTTATTAAATTCAGATATGATATCCATTATCTTCTATAGTTAAAGTAGTGATTAGTTGGCGCTTGATAACCGTTATAGAAATTAAATGTATTAACCCGTGGGATGTGATAGAATTGAGCATTCACCCCAACGGTTACAGTCCTTCTGTATGGATCAACATACGCACCGTTTATATTTAAAGTAGTTCCTTGTGGGAGCCATACAACATGAGGTTGATACCCAACGACCCTTTGGCGATAGCTATAACCCCAAGGCCACTGAGCCGAAACTGTATCACTCATGCTACAAAAACAGAAAGTTAAAACCAATGCTGCTGCTAATTTTTTAATCATACTACATCCTTTAAAATGTTCTTAGAATCTTCTTTTACAATACTGTGAGGTCTGCCATCCGTAGCAGTATACCGTGTCAATTTAACCATGTCAAGATGATTATAGATAGTCCACGCTAAATCTTCTGGTCCACATCTTCCGCTTTCAAAATCGTCTGCGTTAGGAGTTGATGCCCCAATCGTTCTCCCCATTTCATAACTCCCGCAACTAATCATAAGGGGAGCGAGTTTCCCAAAATGGTCGCGTCCTTGATTTTGATTCACCTTTGGGGTACGACCAAACTCAGAGGTTACAACAAGCATAACCCGTTCGTACATCCCTCTTGCTTCTAGCGTATCCATAACTTTAGCGAGATAGTGGTCTAGTTCTACCTGTTTTGTTGCAAGAGATTGGCCTATGTTTGTGTGCATATCCCAGCCACCATAACTTAACGATACAAACTTAGAGCCAGCTTCTAACAATCTAATCGCAGTAAGGGCATCCTGCCCCAATGTTGCTTCCTTGAACTTATCATAATCTTTGTCGTTTTCTACTCTAAATGCCTTAGAACCATCACCAAGAATAATATCTACCGACTGATTTCGCAGATCTCGCCAATCTTTAGACATTTGTTGGTCTTTTGCTAAGAAATTATTATCAATTACATTTAAAGCCTGTAATCTACGGTGAAAATCTTCGCTTTGCCCCAGCAGTCTAAGGTCTTTTCTACCTTCTTTTGTTGCATCAAAACCTGTATACTTTCCACCAAGCCATGCAGCACCGTTATGGTCGTACTGTCCTAGCTTGACATATGTGGGCAACCCGTCATCAGTGTTTACTCCGTGATGCTTACTCATCATAGACCCGTAACTAGGCCATTTAGAGCTTGTTCCCGCTCCGAAATTAGCCTCGCCTGTAACCATCCAATGAACAGCGGAAGCATGGTTCTGATCTCTGTGACCAAATGCTCTTGGGATTGCAATTTTATCTGTACGTTTAGATAGTTCTGTAAACAAACCTCCTAGCTCCACCCCTGCTACGTTGGTTTTTATAGCTCCGGTTACAGATCGTCGGTCAGCAGGAGCAAATGGTACAGGATTAAAAGTCTCAATATGAGAAGCCCCACCGCCAAGAAAAAGGAATAATACTGCTGTATCGTCCTTCTTCTCATCTTCTGCATAAGTCGCCGTGACATTTCCATAAGCAAATGTTGTCGCTCCTAATTTAACAAAATCTCTTCTTTTCATAATATCATCCCGGTGCTTCGTAATAACCTATTGAAAATCCTTCTTTTGTACATTCTTTAACGGTCTTTTTCATTCCGTCTTTTTTTATCTTCTCTCCTATATGTATACACATTGGAGTGTCTGTTTCCGGCCAATTATTCTTATAAAAGTGGCATAGCTTAGTGCATTTCCAATGACTCCTGTCCTCCTTTAATGGCTTGGGAGATACATTATCTCTTATTCCCTCGAATTGTTTTCTGAGCATTCCTAAGAATCTTTTCTCATCTTCTGGCCCAAGACAAATACTGAATGGCATTGGGTCAACTTTTCCGTCCTTATCCTTATAAAAGAAAATACTCATAATTCTATGCGGAAAATCTTTATATATTTTAGATATAGCGTAAAAGTATAATAACAATTGAGGATCTTGTTCTAGTTTTTTATAATCCTTTACTTGTCCTGTTATCCAGTCCATTCTGCGACCGCTCTTCCAGTCGATAACTTCAATTGTATCATCTGAAATCAGCGTTGTTAAGTCGATAGTACCTTTAATTGCTAGTTGACCTTTTACAGTTTCTCCATCAATTTCATATTCAAATGTAGCCCAATCTTCTTCAATTGGTATATCAAATTGCGCCTCTGGGTGATAAATGTGCCTTTGCCTTGGGTCAAAAAGGCTGTCTGAATGAGTAAGAAAAGTAAAAACGGTATCTCTAACAACCTTCCTGTCTCCTTTTGTAAAGTTATGAATTGATCCTTCTGCATAGTCTGTTACGGCTAATTCACACATTCTTTCTACGAATTCGTCTGTGTACAACTCATCCTTGGTGATTCTAATTTTACCGCACTTGTCGTCTTCAATGACTAAGTACTTTCTCTTAGGGTTTTCTTGCTGAAACTTTTTTAGACCAGCCAGAATTTCCATTACCTTGTGAGCCATAGTTCCTAGATCTGCTTTTTTGTTGCTGTCAGATCTGTAGCCAAGCACATAGGTTAAAAAGTATTGCATTTGACAGAAATCGTAGTTGTTATAACTTGACGACCTAATATATGTTACTATCATTAAATTTTCTCCAGTATAGATCTAACTTCAATTATGGTTTGTCCAATGTCAATATCTCTATTATCTAATACTCTCCAGAAATTAGAGTGATTATAATTATCTACGTCTAGCGCAGTTTCACTATCATGCTTGTCTTGATGTACGTCTCTTTCTAATCTTAATACTTTGCCTCCAGCTTTATTAATTGCTTCTACTTCGTTGGGGAATCTAACGTCTGCAACGATAGAAAATTCACTACCCTCTTTTGTTATTTTACTGAGGCAAGCGTTGGTCCACACATTTGGGTGTATCTTTCGCATAATATCTGTCCCAAGAAATTGCATGAACTCTCTTGCGGTCATTTCCCCTTCTCTCCACCCCCAGCTTTTTCTTGCGTCAATTGGCATCTTTACCATGAGATTCATGTTTTGATGACGTGGCATGTCTTCCCACCTTATGTCAGCAAGGGTTTCATTCTTTTGTTCGTCTGTCCCGTATGCCTGCTCATATGTAAATCCAAATAGATTTATACACATATCTTTTACGGGGTCGGCATAATTATAGAGTTTAACATAAGGCCACATGTTGTAGTGAGCATACTCCATAAATTCTTCATCTTTACGTTCTATGTCAAATTCACCCCAACCCTCTTTACCTTGAGCGTTAGTCGTTTTTATAACTAGTTTTCCTTGATCGCTTATATTATAATCAGTTATCAGTTTGTTTTTTAGTAAAACTTCTCCGTGGATAATATTCGCTACAGTTGTCTTGCCTGCCTGCTTTCTTCCAGATATGCCTAGAATCATCAATAAAGTCCTTCTGCTTGAGATAAAATATGTTTCTGTATCTTTTTAACGGATGTATCTCCCACATCTTTCTTGGGCATGGGGGGATAAATTAAATTAAACATTCTGTTCAATTCTCTTTGTATCTTCATTCTTCCTTCTCTACCTGCCTGATCATTATCTGTTAGTACGACTAAGTCTGTCACTCCTGACTTTATTAGTAGTGACTTTTGAGTTTCAGAAATATCTTTACCAAAAAGACCTACACAGTTCGTAACTCCCGCTTCGTACATTCTCCAAACATCACCTTGTCCTTCCACTAAAAATAAAGCATGTTTTTCCTTCGCCGTTTCTATTGCGTTGTCGTAATTATAAAGATACTCTGTTTTCTTAAATCCGGTAGAGAATAAATACTTTGGTTGTATAAAATTCTTTACTGCTCTAGCGATATATGCTATCTCTTTTTTTTCAAAGGTAACTGGGATTATCGCGCGATTCCACATCTTGGAGTTTTTATCTATACAATCTTGTACTTCAAAATGAGCTAATGTGTCAGGTAAAAATCCTCTTTTTTCAAAATAAAAAGAATTGTTTAGAGTTTCTACATCTCTTACGTATTCTGACTGCACGGTCTTTCTCTTTTTACTGAAGATGTTAACTATCTCGTCAAACTCGCTTTTTTTATTCTTTGGCTTTGTAGAAGTAGACTGGTATTCGTTGCCGATGTTATAAAGTTGACATACGTATCTTAATGTGTCTGAAAAAGTTGAGTCTTCCCTAACACCTCTTATAAATCCGAAAATATCTGTACCGAAATCTTCGTGACAACTACGAGTCCAGCACCTCCAGTTCTTTTGTTTTAAAGATATTGACAATCCTTTATCATTATCACCTCCATGTATAGGACACCTCATGAAAACATTGTCAGACATAGATTCATAGTCTATATCTAAATCTTCTAACAAAACTTCAATGTTGTCTACAATTAGATCTTTTACTTTGTTTAGGTCAAGATTTTGCTTTGTCTTGGTCATCTAGGGTCTCTTTCAAGGTGTGGTGTATACTTAATGAATCTTTCTTCTTGTAGGTCGTAAAATAACCTTTGACCCTCTGCTTTAACTAGCCAGTATGCGGACTCTGTCATTAGTCCACTATCATAAACCTTCGTGACTTTGTATATAGTTTCCATCTTTGGTAAAGGAATTACATCTCCATGAGAAGGTCCACCGTTGAATTCTGCTTCGTATTTACTCATTTTTATCCTCTTCAAATGGAAGTTCTGCGCCTTCAATCGCATCGTCAGTACCAGATTTTATAAACTCATCTCTTGTTCTTAACTCAGAAAGTTTAGCATAGTCTCCATCCATTTTTAAATTAATATAGTTTCCATCGTGCATTCCGGGTCCATGTCTAGAGACGATAGGCACAAGTTTTCTGTTGCCTGCCTTTGGGCCGTCCTCTGCAAGTTCCTCTGCTGACTTTTCTTTGAATATAGAGAATGATGTACACAGCCAAATAAGCCTGTCAGAACCGCTTACAGCGTCCGTAGATTCTTTTGTTATACCATCTCTGTTCAATTGAACAAAGGCAAGACATGCGAAATCATATTTAACAGCAAGGTTGTGCAGGTTTGTGATTTGAAATCCAAGTGCTTGATACTCCTGAATGTTTCCAGATATACCAGCAGACGACATCAGTTTTAGATAATCGTAAACAACTACGCATTCATTTGTTCTTCCGTTTTCATCTGTACCGACTTCTTGAATTACCCATCGTTTGATGTGATTTAAGATATTCTCAAACGGCGCTCCTGCTACACTTACATATGTGTATGGTATATCTTTGATTTCATTCATCGCTGCCTTCACAGCAATAAACTTTTCTTCATCTTGAGCAAACTTACCTGTTGATATTTCGCTAATAGGAACACCGCTAATATTGGAAAGTATCCTATTTAGGTGATCCTCTTTACTCATCTCTGTATCAAGCATCAATACGGGTACACCCTTTCTTGCTACAGATACAGCAACGTTATCGCCAAATACAGACTTACCCACCTTGGGGCGAGCAGAAACTAAGTCTACGCATTTACGTCTAAGACCACCTCCGATAGCAGCATCGTATCTATCGAACCCGCTAGGTACTCCTATCTGGTCACACTTATTCTCAATGAGGAAGTCAACATATTCTTCTAACCCCTCGCCTATCTTTTCTGGCTTATCTCTAGTATCATCTTCTTGTAAAAACTCCGTGATTGGGTTCTCTACAATTCCGATAATATCATCAATATCTTCATCGCCTTTAATATCTTCTATGTCTCTACCAATTTTACTAGCAAGACTTCTAATCTTTCTGGCGAACTCAAACTTTTTAATCTGTGCAGCAAAGTGTATTACATTATCTTTCTTTACTGGGAACTCCATTAAAGAATTTATGTATTCAAGCTCTTGCTTTGTTTGTATTGTTTCGGAAAAACCCAACTGATCCGCAGCAGAAAGTAGTGCCGGTAGGTCAACCTGAGCTTCTTTTATTAATATCTTCTCAATACATTTGTATATTAACTGGTTGTTCTGATGGCAAAAACTATTGTGATCAATTATATCGCTTATTTCAACGTATGACTCTAGACCATAAGAGAACAAACCAGCAAGAACTGCTCTCTCTGCGCCTAAGTCTAATAACTTAGATTCCATCTCTATCGACCCCCACACCGATTACATCGGTGGTATTCTCCATATACCAAATTAGGATGCTCCATGAAGGTTTTTCCGCAAGTAGAACATTCCAGTTCGACCTTTACTGTCTTACCTCTAGTTCTAGATGTTCTTTTTCTTTCCGCAGAGTATTCGTCTGCTTCCATTTGTTCACCTGTATCAACCCATTTATTTTTCTTGGCTCTCACCGGAATATTCCTTTTTGCTTCGTTTATATCTCTAGTAACCGTGAAATCTTCATTTACTCCACCCTTAACAGTAACGTCCTGCTTTAATTTTTTGGGTTTTTCTTCAACACTCGCTTCAGATAAAGAAGACATCAACTGTTCAAGTAATGCCTGTTTCTGTTCTGTGTTTAGATTTTTAAGTAAATCTTTATCTATCATTTTCTTTTACCTTTTTCAAATAGTATATCAGCCTTCCTTCTTATATTATACTCTCTAGATTTAATATTTTCAAGTCTACCTTGAGCAGTTAATTTCCAGTCATTGATTTTTCTTGCTAAGTCATCGTTTCTCAAAATGGTTGCGACCTTAGTTTCATGTTTAGCATACGTATCCCAAACACCGCTGCTTATTAATTCAGATATAATACTCTGAAGAGAGTTCTCACACCATCGTATCACATTTTCGCAACTAGCGCGCTCTGAACCCACATGGTCAACGTACTGCATTAGTTGATAAGCATGACCAAAACATTCTTCTTGAGTTAACTTTTGCATATCATCTAAAGAAAGAGTTTCTGCTATAGCAAACTCTGGATTAAACTTGGTTGGGGTTATATTCTTGGCGGTTATGTAATTATTAATACCATCTAAAAACTCTTTTAATCTTTCAGCGGCAGTCAATTTGTTTTCTCCAATCTTCAATTTTGTCTGAATATTTTAGTACAATTAAATCAATACCGTTTAATGTACACCAGTCTTCTTTTATAAAGTCTCTTTTGACAGAAGTCAAGAACCCAGCTTTTGTTTTATGGAAGAATTTACAAAAATCATAATGCTGTTGTCCATGAACTTCTACTCCTAGTGATAGATTTGGTATATAAAAATCTAGGAACAGAACAGATTTTTTACTAGGACACCTAGACCCCGGAAGCTTTACTTCTTCCAGTATATTATAACCAGAAAACATTTCGTGTAGTAGATCTCTCGCTGTTATATGATAGCGAGATTTTTTAGTTTTGTCATCTTTTTTTACTATATATTTTTTAAGATCTAGATTATATTCTCTTCCGTTTAAACCCGTAACTTTCATAGAACACTCTTAATCTCGTCGTAAAGAAAGGCTTGTATTTCTTCATTCTCTTGAATAAACTTACTAAGGTTTGACATCCCTTGGAACTTAAAGAATTTTTCTACTGCCTCTTGATTAGTAGGATCTACTTTGCTCTTTTTTAATAGTGATAATATTCTTTTATCCTCAGACCCTATTGCAGACAAGACGGTATACCAAGCGCCCGCTTGTTTGATGAACGTCAATTCGTTTGCTATCTCGCAAAGCTCTCTGATCTCATCAATACCAGTGCCGTATTTAATATAAGAAACGGCGTTTGAGTTGGGTTTACCTCCAGATGCAGATGTTTTCACTAGCCAGTTGGCAACTTGACCCACGTCTCGACCGTTTTCGTCTGTCTCTTCCCACTTGCCTCTATGGGTGATAACCATATTAGTTCCAGCTTGATACTGAATCATATTTCCGCCGTCTGCCATTTTTGCTGGCGACCACCTAGAACCTCCGGTGTTTGCGATGTTATGCAAGATACAAACTAACATGGCTTTTGTTCTTGATACGTCGTTAGAAATTCTCTTAAAGAACATAGAGTTTAATCTGGGGAGTTGGTTCCTTACTCCTGTGCGAATGTCTCCATCTAGCTCGTCTTGTGGAACCATGCTAGAAGATGAGTCTACAATACCAAAAAAATCTGGAGTATTTTTTACATATGTTTCTATTACGTTTAGAAACGTTTCAGCGGACACCACAGGTTGGGCATCGGTAGCTTGTACGATCTTGATGTTTTCTACATCTAAACCTTTGATACCTTTAAAGTTCTCTTTTGTTAATCTACCCTCTGTGTTAAAATACACAACCGTCTTGCCTGCCGCCTGTGCTTTTGCGGCAGCGTATAGCGCTGTGGTTGTCTTCCCCGTTTTGGGGTCTCCAGCCATGATCGTAACACTTCCTTCTCTAAGTCCACCTCCAAGAGCTAAGTCTAAGGCGGGAGATATAGAAAGGTTCTTGAAGCTTTCTAAGTCTTTAAGTACCTTAGTGCCTTCTTCTACAATGTCTCCATATTTTTTAACAATAGCGTTGCTTACAACGTCGTCTTCAAACTTATTCTTCGCTTTCTTTTTTGCCACTATCTAATCCTCTAAGTTTGTTTAGTCCAGATTTCTTTCCGTATGATTTTTTCCTAGTCTTTGCTTCTTTCTTTACATCTAACTCCTGACTGGGTTTGTTTTCTTCTTGTTCTATTAATTTTACTTGCTTTTTTATTTCTGGTATCAACCGTTTGTTTTTTAAAGAGAATATAGACTTCTGACTAACCAGTGCTTTTACAACTGCTTTTTCTCCGTATTCTTTGATTAACTTATTTGCAGCAAACATCTGCTGCTTAAAAGTCCAATCCCAAGGTTTCTTATTCCAGAACTTATACGTGAGATTACCTTCATTCTTATACTCTGCTAAACGAAGACACATCATTTCTGCTAAATAAGAAGCGCAGGTACAGTGATCTCCAGTGGTTTGATGTTTATACTTACTTTTATCTGTTCTCTTGCGTTTTGTCATATATAATTGCTTCTTCAAAACAGTTTTCAATTTCGTCTTCATATTCTTTATCTAATATTAGTTCTGGTGTAATCCACATCTTTTTAGAAACCTTAGATCCTTTAATTATACCTACTGTATAGTACTCTTTAGAGTCTGACCCTATAGCACCAAGTAAAGATCTAATTAAATAGATGCCGTCTAACCCACTGTCTATATCTATAGTAGCCTTATGAGATCTATATTGCAAGTATAATTCTGAAAGAAAGAGATTTTCTTTTTCACACTTGTCTTTTATCTGTATCCATCCTTCAAATTTATCAAAGTTAAACTCTTCTCCACTCGTTAGTTTACACCTTATCCAGACTGCCTGCTTGTTAGTCCTGTATCTTTCTATCCATTTATCTCTATCCATTTTAAACTCTTGTAGAAGTTGTGCATTCTGACCTTTTTCCTAACTGTTTAGACTTTGTCCTAAAGTCATCTCCAAGAGAAGATCCATTCTCCGTCATTACTGTAGAACCTCTGCTAGATGGAATCTGCGAAGCGGCGTGGGTGGGTTCTTTTTTTGTTGGTTTTTTTTGATTCTTGTCTGCATATGCTTTCACCACACTTTTGGCTCTATCTAAGTCTAATGCGATGTCGTCTACATTTTTTTCCGTATTATTCTCTATGTAAAATTTCTCAATCTTGCTTAATGGTCCTCGTTTACTCATTTATGAATCTCCTGTTAGTTCTAGTTAAATAAATTGAATTTTTTGTCTGTAGATATATTAAGTAAAAATCAAACGTGTCTTTAGAAACTCTTTTAAGTTTGGTTTCTAGATAGTTTTGTCTACTTACACTTGAACCCATAGGGTCAAATGGCTGATTCTGATATGTGTTAATAAAGTAATGTATCTTATCTTTTGGTCCCAGAACTAATTTTGCACACACTTTCTCTTTAATTGATGCTACGGTTCCGTTCTTATTAAAATCAGTTTCTTTTTTTACTGATAGTTCTTCAAAAGGTTCTTTTTCTTCATTGATATACTTCATTTTCCCTCCATTATATATTTTGTTTTTTGATTTGTTGACATTTTATTTATATCTTTAAGAGATTTATCTCCTTGTTTGTGATGCCAAGGTTTTTCAGGAGTTGGATTCTTTTCTTTCTTCATCGCCTCCATCTCGTTGATTTTATTTTTGTTTAAGCGAGTATTCCTGTCAGCAACACCTCCTATCGTATTGCTACCCGCCATAAAACTGTGAAGTCCACCAGTAACCACTCTAAACAGACCCTCTTTCTCACACTTGGGACAAGTTTTTAGTTCTGGATCTGTAACCTTTTGAAAAACATCGCTGACTTCTACTCCACAGTCTCTACATTCATAATCGTATATCGGCATTAATTCTCCAGTCTGTTTAATATATTTCCCAGTATTCCGTTCCTTTGGATGTCGCTATACCCAAGCCTGCATATACCTACACCCTCTAGTCCGTCTAGCTTATCTATTATTTCCTCTAAGCCACTTCTTTTGCTAAGGTCTGTTTGCTTAATGTCTCCATTGATAATAACTTTGCTGCCTTGACCCATTCGGGTTATAAACATTTTGATTTGTTCCCAAGTGCAGTTTTGTGCTTCGTCTAATATCATATAAGAATTATGGAATGTTGATCCGCGCATAATCTCTAGAGGGGCGTACTTGATCTTACCCTCATTATTATAGTGTCCATAGTATGCTCTTCCAAGGAAAAACTTGAAATTTTCTTGCATTGGCAGGAGGTAGGGCGCTATCTTATCGAGAAGTTCTCCCGGTAGCGACCCTATCTCCTTGCCCGTACATACCAGCGGACGAGTTACAACGACTTGATCTATGTCCTCTCTGTGTAAATGTTCTGCTGCTATACCAGACGCGATAAAAGATTTACCACAACCTGACGGCCCAGTGCAGAATATAACATCATTCTCTATTATTGCTCTTATATAATCTTTTTGTCTAGGTGTTTTAGCCTCTACGATTTTTACTTTTTGTGGTGATAAGTTTTCTTTTCTGGTTTTTCTCTTTGTCATCTGTTAGCCTTGTTATTAGTGTTACGAGCCAGAACTTCCAAACCCTCCCGATCCTCTATTTGTATCGCTTAAATCATCTACTAAATGTAAATCAAAATCATGAACTCTTTGAAATACTATTTGAGCTATCCTGTCGCCTTCTTTTATTCTGTAGTTGTTGTATTGAGAGTTGTACAGTATTACTCCTACGTCACCTCTATAGGATGAGTCTATTACTCCTGCAAATACATCTATTCCATATTTATATGCCATTCCAGATCTAGGCCAGATTAAACCAGCATAACCTTCTGGAATAGCAAAAGAAATTCCAGTTTTAATCAACTGGTGGGTATGCTTTTCTAGGATTGCTCCTTCTAGTGCGTATAGATCATACCCCGCATCCGTAGCGTTTACTTTTGTAGGTATGGTCGCACGATCATCTAATTTTTTAACTTCAAGAACTGGACCGTTCCAAGTTGGGAATGGCGCTCGATGTTTAGTTTGTGATTGTTTTAACATTGCTTCTCTAGCTAATTCGTCTGGGTGAATACTCATATTTCGCATTTTCCTCCTGCGCAGGCAAGTTCTTGCTCTGGTACTACGTTGTTAGTTTCCTCGATAACATTTGTAAAATCAACATCTTTGTATTCGCGGTTGATATCAACCCACTCTTTCCAGTTGTAAACATCTTTCATGCAATATGTCAACTGTCTTAGGTCTCCCTTAAAGTATTTCTCAGCAAACTTCTTGCATCTGTCTCCCCATTCTTTCTTACCGTTACCTTTAAGCTTTTCTCCTACCCCAAGAAGACTGTCGCAGGCTGTCCACAGGTTGTCTTCCCAGAGGGTTAGCGCAACTTCGATAAGACCGCTTACAAACAGCGAGGCATCGCCGTAGTGAGCAACCTGTTCGCTTGGCAAGTACACTGTGGTGAATGGCGCTTGGGGATAGTCCTTGTCTCCAGAAATAGGAAGCAAGGAAATACCACAAAAGTATTTTCTATTCTTAAATATATATCTTTCTACTTCGTCCCACTCTTCTGGTTTAACATTAATAGTATTACTAACATTATGATTTAACCAAGGTTGAGTGCAAAGTTCTGGATTGGTTCCATTGAGAACCCAACTTTTCTGTGTAGACTTTACATAATCTAATAGCTGGATAGCATCTACTGCATTCTTTGTTTTACTTCCATCTGGAACTTCTACGCAAAACCCAACAACATCATCACTATCGTTATTACTCCAAACACTTTCTTCACATGCTCTAGGATTAATTTCTTTAAAGTAATTATAGATAGGCTCCATCTTATTAGCTTGGACGCGACGAATATATCTCTTCGCGTGGTGCGGGTGAATACCGCTAGATGTTCCAAGGATACAGCTTGACGTACCTTCTGGTTTAATACAAGTAGTTCTAGCCGCTTGGTTTACACCAATGAGTTCTGCAATCTTCTTGTTTGTCTTTTTTACTATGGAAGCACCTCTCTTTTGCGATGTTTCGTCAAGACAAATGTTGTGTTGCTCCATCATTCCAGTCATACTAACGCCCAGCAAGGCTTCTCTTGCAATAATTCTTTCAGACGCGCCACCAAGGTATCCAAATTCTGAGAACCCCGCTTGCAACGTACCAATAATTGTAGCAGCGCGGCAAGCGTCAAAGAAGTCTTGTTCTGTTTTGATTTTCGCACAGTTGATTGTACTAAGATTACATGCCTGCCATCCTGACTCTTTTGTTTTTTCACAAACAGGCCACATTCCAATTTCCACACAGGGGTTTACTAACAATTCTGTGCTGTCAG